TGTCTGTCTGTCTGTCTGTCTGTCTGTCTGTCTGTCTGTCTGTCTGTCTGTCTGTTAGGATTTTACTATTTACCATTTTTGTTTCAACCTCCTATCTACCAAGTATTTTTGCTGTTATCTTTCCTGTATAATTTGCTGGAAATTCTAAAGTAAATTTTCCTGTACCTGTTTCATTTCCAATAGTTTCTATCTGTCTTAATATTTGTACAAGATTAAACTGTGGCTTACTCATACTTTTCGCAATTTCCAACACACTTATTGGATTTGTCCAAATATGATATGATACATACTGGTCTGCCGAGAAATCCACATTAAGACTGTAATATCCAATCCATGCTCCGTTTATTATCGGTTTACAATTGCCTTTACATGGTTCTGTTCCCGTATGCTTTTCTATCTGTAGGTATATCCAATATTCCTCATGTTTTTCAGCATTAGCAATGTCAAATTCTACAGTCTTTTGGTCTGTTACCTCTTTGCTTTCATTCAGCAATTCAACCCATTCTTTCACTTCATTTTCCTCCTGTCCATTCATAAGCATTATTCTCCGGCGGTTCATAATTCCACCGCCCAACTTGACAGGAGCGAATCAGCTAGATTACAATTGCCCTGACTGACTGACTGACTGACTGACTGACTGGCAAGATTGTGTGTTAATTTACGTTTCATGTCAACTACCTCCCGTAGATTTCTATTGTGCCAGATGTAAACTTAAAGTCATTTAAAAGACATAATGTCATTTTAGAAATATTTTCTGGTGTAAACTTATTTGGAATTATGCTTGTCCTATACATCTGTGTCGATGCAACATTAAGTCCATATGCCCCATGATTATTTCCCGTTCTTATCCATGTTTTTCCAACTTTCTTTATGTGCTGAATAGTGTTTTGTACATTTGTGGATAATTCACCGTTAATTCCGTTAAGATCATTGGCAGTTCCGATAGCAATAATTAACTGCGAATTAACTGTTGCTTTTAAATTCTCACAGAACATATACATATCTGTACAAGGTTTACTCAACTGTATCTCTACATTAGCCGTTTCTTCCGTTATGCTTGCAGTACCGACAAGCTCATATTCTTCGCTCATTACACTTTCCACCTCACTTCCCAATGTCCTTCTCCGTTCCATCAGCTCACGCTCCAATTCTGGCTAGTTAACAGCCCCTCTAAAATTGATACCTCATATACCTTGTTGCTCTCGACCGAAAAACTACCGATATTTACATTGGATGGATGTACCACCCGTGTTGCCGTTGCACCAGATTTGAATATAAAATGCACCTCTCCCGTTCCCTCTCCGATGGTGTATGTAAGACTTTTCATCTCTGGGAATACGTATAGCTTATTCGGTTCGAGCGTTACTGTGGTATCTGTAGCAAGTTTTTCTATTCTTTCTATACTGCCTGTTTCTATGGTTATAGCAATGGCTTCTGAACCATCATATGTGTGGTTTTTACCGCCATATGTGATGGTCAATGTTTGTGGGTTGGGGAGTTTGGTTGGTACTGTTGGGATTGTTGGCTTTCCTGTTAAATCTCTATACTCTCCTGAAAAGTCACTCTTTGCGTTCCAAGCTTGTTTCTCTCCCTTTGTCACAGTTTCGTGTTCATCGTCCGCTGTCAGTTCTGAAAGTTTCGATGGAATCACGGTCGTACTCGGCAGTGCTCCGACTTCTTCTGCGGTATAAGTAGGCTTTTCTTCCTCTTTTGCCCATTCTGGTACCGTCGGATCTGTTTCTTCTATAGGATTCTTTTCCAGATAGCTTTTTACAGATTTCTCTATCTGCTCTTCAGAAATAGGCTTTTTCTCCAATGTGTCTACTCTGGATATAAGGTCAAGAATGACATCGGCGTGAGTCTCTTCGATCTCTTTATCCGTGTCTATCGTCTCTTTGGCCTTTCCGGTAGCCGGACGGGTTCTGAACACTTCTACTTTATCTTTGTTTTTCGCTTCTACCGCAAAATATATAGATGTATCCTCGTTTGCGTCAAAGATGTGCTGTTTTAGTTCCCATGAAAAAGTGATATTCTCCCCGTCTACCTTCACATCTTTTGCTGTATATTTCCCCGGCAATCCTTTTGCAGTATAGTAATTTACGAAAATGTAACAGTCAGACAAGTCGACATTATCTCCTACGATCTTAGGACATTTGAAATACTTTCTTTCAATATTGCCCTCTCCGTACACTCCAAAAAGTTGTTCGCTTTTGGGGATTGTAATTTTTCTTGTTGATGGGTCTATGATAAGATATTCCATTTTGGTTCACCTCTTTCCTATTCTTCGTACAATCCACTGTCCGGCTTGTTCTGTTCCTGTGCTTCTTCAATCATTGCTTTTGCTTCTTGTTCTGTCATTCCCTCAAATTTCACAAAATACATCCATGCTGGAACCTTGCCCTGTACCACATAGTTCCACCACCGTGCACGATCATCTTCTAAGTTGTATACAAGGTCTTCAAAATCACATGCTGTTTGGTAGTTCGTTGCCGGGATAGTTCCGTTTGCTGTGCCGACTGCATACAGGATATAAATGATTCTGTGCAGTACTCCATCATGGTTCTTTCCGTCCAAAATGTTTCGGAATGCCTGGATGGTATGCAGTGTCCGTCTATCGTCAGATTCTACCTGTGTTGCTGTCTGTATGCCTTGGTTCTGATCGAAAGAGAAATATCCGTTTGAGAATCCGCATTTATATCCGATGACAGATAGCAAGAAGTTTATCCCGGCCACACGCTCAGTTACTAATAATGTCGGAACGTGCTCTTTGATGCTATCTTCGTTCGCTCCCATTTCGATACCTTGGATAAATCTCGGCAATTCGATGGAATATTTGCTTGCGTATTCAATAGCTGTCTGCGGTACGTAAGTAATATGTCTACTGTCTTCCGTTTCATCTCCCATCATGTTTAATGCAATGTCAAGCCATCTCAATTCCTCAATGCATTCCGAAAATGCCGGAACAGTCAGTGGAGATTCCTTGTCAATCGCATTTGCGTAAGGATTTCGCCAGTAGACGAACAGCGGATATTCTAACCCATGTACGTACACTTCCGGCTCAATGTCTTTCCACTCATCTACCCTGTCAAGCGTGATCTCTGTACCGATCATATCTTTGTTGTCAGATTTAAAAGCCTTACTGGATATATGGTATACACGTTCCAGTCCAACATCTTCAAATCTGTGGTACTCAGCTTTTGTGTAGTATTTGTCGTTTTTCTTAAGGTAAGAGAAAAAGATAGCTGCTAACGCATCCCCATCCGTGTTGGTGTCTGTAATCAGAAAGTAATCCGGATCCAAAAATTCTACATCATCACCGTTGCTCTTGACCATCATCCCACAGGTCGCACAGCTTTCCTCTTGTTTCTCCTGTAATGTGTTCATTACGCTATCAAATCTCTTTTGCAGTTCGTTATTTCCTGTAATCTGAATGTCCGCATTAAACAGTGTGAGGTTTGCTATCTCACGACAAATCACATTTGAAAACCTTGTCGGCTTTATCCTCCCGGTACACCAATACGGAATGCCGGATCGCATGTCTTTATACTTCGACAGGGCAGTATCCATATTAGATGACCGCCCTGTTTCTATCCCGAATATTTTTTTCACATCATTTACCTTGAACATTTTACTCCACACCGCCTTTATCTTGTCTATAATTCCCATCTGCTCACCTTTTCCTACGCACTTTGTCCACGTCTCATAGATATCGGACTGGTAGCATATCTCAACGCATCAATCCAGTGGTCGTTACCGTCCGGATAATCTGCTATCACTTCACCATTGCCATCTCGCTCATGCTCATACTCTATAACCTCTTTGTACAGTCTTGGTGTCCTTCTCGGGTCAATCACCAATGTACGGCATTGTAACCACTCAAACGTATACTTCCGGCTACCTGGTGTCACGATTGCCTTACGTGCCGGAAGTCCGGCATCACGGAAGTCAACAATGCTCTCTTCTTCATCCACTCCACAGTAGATAGCGCAATCATCATATCCCTTTTCTTTTATCTGTCGTGCCATCTCGCTGTTCCTTATTTTGCAACCGCCCAATTCATCCAGTGCGTATACTTTCTGTTGATTTGGAACATAAGCAACACGCAAAAACGCTTTCGGATCCGGGAACCATCCCCAGTCCTCGCCCTGGTAGATAGATTGCATCCTACTTATCTCTTCATCTGTAATCTCTCTAATCTCCAACAGCTCAAAGATATTTGTGCCAAGTCCTACAGGGATTCCAAGATATTCATGCTCATAAGCTCTCGGGTTGGTTTTTTTCAGATACTCAGCATCATCAATGAATTGTTGCCCTAACCATTCTACCGGAACAGATCTATAATCGCTCTTATGCCTTAAGCTGTCCGCTCTCGGCTCTGCTACGTACTTATTCGCCCAGTTGCTGTTGCTGATCGGTGGATTGAACGATTTAAAAACAACGAATTTTTCGCCACCACGGAGAACAGACTGTTGTGTCATTCGTACCTCTTCCATTCCGGCAAATTCGTCCAATTCCTCAAACCATAAGTACTTAAAATATCCTTTGCTAATCTTTATAGATTTCGTCTTTTTTGCCTTATCCAATCCACGGAAGATTATCTTCTGTCCTGTCGGCTTATACACATACTGCATAGGACTTAAGCTTGATGTCCATTCGTCCGATGCTCCAAGCGCATCTATTCCCCATGCGATTTGTTCAAATACCGATTCTCTTAGTGTATTCCCAACTTTTCGGAATACAACCGCATTTGAGTGTATGCCATTCACTGCGTCTTGCATCATTCCAAGTGGTATCTCTGTACCGACAAACGAAGATTTAGTCGAACCTCGGCCACCGGACAAATCATAATACGTATGTTTTCCATCTATGATGTCCCAATGTACGCCGTAAAAAGCCGGAGCTATCACATCTGTAAGCTTAATCTCCCCCATCTGCGCCCTCCGGTTTCGGAATGTTATTTATGATTGTGATTCCACCAGTATCTTTTTCTTCTCCATCGGCTTTCTCATACCAACGCATGAGTTCACGCCCGGCAGACAGGCGGTCGGATATAGTAGCGTCGAGGTCGAACTGGTCTTTTACTTCTCCACGCATGACGGAAGAAAAGAACCGGATCACTTCTTCGAGGTCTGCTGTCTTTTCGTTCTGGATCTCTTTCATTCGTTCAGCAATATAGGCTTTTACGTTGGTATTTGTTAGTAATTTACTCGCATTCGTTCTAGCCGTTATATCTTTTTTTGCACTTTTGTATATTTCTTTGTACGCTCTTGTTCCGTTCAGATCTGTCAGATATTCATCGCAAAACGCTTTCTGTTTCGGAGTGAGTTCTTTTCCTTTTGGCATCTACCCACCCTCTTCCATATATCCATCCATGCTACTCACCGCCCTTACCTGTTCTACACATTCTCTTTCTGAGGTTGCTGTATCTGTCTGTAATGACATCCAGTGCAATGCTGAGTGCTTGTATCGTTCCATTCTGTCTGCCGTGTTCTTCTACCAATCTCTTATTCTTTGCAATAAGTTCCTGTACTTCGCGCAGTGCCCGTTCTCCGACAGCCTTTGCGTCTTCTACCTCTTTTTGCAAATACTCATTCTTTTCTTTCAACGTTTCGTTTTCTTCTTTGAGTTCGTTTGCTCTTCTCATAATCGGAGCAATGTCGCTCTCTGGTATTACATCTGCCGGAATTATCGTCTTTTCTCCAATCATTCTTTCACCGCCCTCCATATATCATTTAAACAATTTACAATCTCTATCTGTGATGCTGTTCGGATAATTTCATAATCATAATATTTCCATTCCCCGTTTTTCTTTCTTTCTAGCACTCTGGTAGATAGAATGTACATGGTGATAAGTCTATTTTGCTCCACGGAATAGAACTGACTTGTCCCCATCTTAACAACTAATCCTTTTTGCAGTATTGCTTTCTGTAACTTCTTAGCAATGCTATTTAGATTTGCCATGCTATCTACCTCCCGGCATTAAACCATACATTTCCATCATCACAAAATCTTTTTGTCTGTTAATTTTCGCAAAAGCTGTCTTGTCTTTCTGAGTTCCGTCATTAACACTTTCTTGTCACCATCCTCTTTCGGATTATTAATATTCGCTATCAGATTAGATTCATGTCCTTTCAACCCTCTGTATGCACTGCTTACTTTCGCTCTTGTATTCGCTTTTTCAACCGCATCTTTAAGTTGTTCTGTCCTTTCACTCATTCCTGGATAATTCCAAGTCCCCGTTTTTTTAGTAGAATTCTTTGTAGGAAAGGCTATTATATCGGCTTTCCTATTTTGCAAATTACTTGCACTTCCACGCCCGCCCATTTTATTTACCTCTTTTCCTTTCTGTCAGTTCTTCTCCGAAAGATTTAATTTTTACAATGTTCCCTGTACATTCTTCCGGCACCTGTCCATAAAATAGTACTGTCTCTGGTTCCAATCTTTTCAACATCTCATTATATCCGTCCACGAACAGTGCTTTCCGTTCCTTGTTGTTCATCACTCCGACACTGGAGACCGCTACCGCACCGCCTACCGGCTCCCCATCAAAGCACCACTCAAACGATTTTCTGTCACTCCAACTAATGGTAGGTATCACGTCAATACCGTACATCTGCATATATGCACCTATCCAGTGTTTGCGGAAGTGGTTGTAAATCTGTAATGCTTTTGGAAAATCAGTATAAGTGCTAAAATCCGGCGACATGATAAATCGAAACTGCGAAAGCATATTGATGTAAGCATCTGGCCTGTTCCATAATCTTTGGAATTGGTAATCATCCAGAAAGAAATGCACGCCTTTCCCGGCTCTGTCCTTGCATGTCTTAGCTTGGTTGAATCCGATAAACTCGCACGGTTCATACTTTGTAGGTTGTATCTCTGGTATTCCGAACTCATTTACCACGTCAAATATCATTCGTTGCTGATTCTCATAATTCATATTTTCTTTATACATAAAAATAGCACCTCCCACGATAATTACATCTTACCGTCAGAAGTGCTATTTCATTGTCCCCGTTATTTAGTTTTGATACTTATATTTTACCATAAAATGTACATTTTTTCAACTTTTTATAAGTTTGGACTATAATTTGTGATCGTATCCATATGCTCTATATATGCCACACCATTTTTTATCCCAAACGCAAGTATTATTCCACCTTTTATCTTTATATTTGGTGTCTCTCCGTTTCTTAATGGCAAAAATATACCATCTGCCACTACAAGCATGCTGTACCCTCTGCATTTTAATCCCTTTAAAATATCATAAAAGAATTTTATTTGCAGCCCCTCTTCTTTTTCCACAAGATACATTCTGCTAAAAGTATAAGGCTTTTTTACATTATATGTGCAGCCAATAGGATATCCCTTTCCTTTTTGTTCTTTTGGTATGTTCTTCTCGCTTATAGATTTTTCCGTCCAATTCTCCAAGCCATATTTCCTGTATAGCTCTGGTTCTTCAAGCAAGAAAAACTTTACCACGTCTTTCTTTGTCTTCTTTATATTTCTAATATTATCTTTTATGTATTCCTTATACCAGTTGTATTTTTCCGGGAGTCCCGTTCTTTCGAAATATTCATCAATTTCAGAATTTTTTAATTTTTCGACGTTCCGACAGAAGAACGACATCCAGTTGTTGCTAAGTATAAGTTTGCTTTTTACCGGCTTCTGCATGGATACCAATCCCGAATAGTAGTCCATCATCTTGTATTTGCTGTTAAATTCTACTCTTTTCTCATTCCTTATTATTTTTGCATCTTTCCCGTTTGTGTTCACATAGATGTATATAGCTGGTGCCGGGTAATGCTCCTGTACCGCTCTATCTTCCAAGTTATCAATTCCTATGTATTCTATTGCTTCTCTCATTTTTCTACCTCTACAATAATTCAATTTCTGTAATTCTTACAATTGTATCTAATGGGTTCTCTTTCTTCTCCACCACTTCGAAGCTGTAGTTAATCCATACCGGGCAGTTCGACTCTCCGTCTACTCCACAATCCGATATCTTATAGCTTACTGATCCGGCATCAGTTGGATTATCACCATTTCCATCCCATATATCGTTAATCTCTACTTCTTCCCCGACTTCCACTTCTGGCAAGTACTCAATTTTGCAATCTCCATTTTGATTAATGTCATAACCTTCTTGTATAATACTATTCATCTTATTGTCCTCCTAAATATAAAAAGATGTATAGATAGCCTGTCTGTGTATCTATACATCTCATGTTACGGTTTATCATATCTTTATATTATCTTATGCCTGTGATTTTTACAAGTGTGTTAACTGGATTTTCTTCGTCTTCTGCTACGATTTCGAAATCTGCAATGATTGGTTCGTCATCTTCTCCGTTTGCAACGTGTACGCATTCGCTTTCGAGAAGTTCCTCTACGTCTCCGTCTTCTGTCTGCCATAAATCTGCAAATCTGATTTCTTCTCCAACCTCTAATTCTGCTCCATTAAATATTTCAACTTTCATCATCTTTCTTTACCTCCTGTAATGTTCTCTGTTTTTTTAACTGTCTTTATTATAGCATAGTGGTGTCCACTAGTCAATAGTTTTTATTTATTTTTCTTAATAGTTATCACACCGTCTTTTTCTTCTAAGACAACACTTCTATCCTCTTCCGTAACGCCCAGTGCCTTTATCATTCCTACTGGGATAGAAATACGGTAATTCTTTGTATTCTTTCCCGATGTTCCCCCGGCTTTGTTTATCATTACGTTTCTGCTTACTTTCTCCATTATTTTTCTCCTTATTTATGCTATCGCTGATTTTGGGATCCATGCTTTCCATCCCTTATAACTTCCTACCACATCACCAGTCGAAAGGACAACTTCTACTGCCTTTTCACTTTCTTTCAGTACCTCAATAACTTTTACGACAACATATCCATTCTCTGATGAGACCATTCCATTTTCGTCTCTGCTATAGATATCAATATATGTGTTATATCTTTCAGCGGTGTTTTGCATTTTATCAATAACCCATTCTTTTACTTTTACATATCCTGTTGTCATGTTCTTACCTCCTATAATATGTTCCTCTCTTAACTGTCTTTATTATAGCACAGTGGTGTCCACTAGTCAAGTAAAAAAATAAAAGATTTCAATTATTTTCAAAATCTTTTTCTCTTAATCTATATATTTATATTTCCGGCTCCAGTCTTTATTATCTTAATCATATAATAGAATCTTGGTCTTTTCTTCCTTTTCTCCACTTCCTACCGCTGTTGGGATGATGGTGGGAACACGAGAAAGTACCTATTAATATATGCTAAAATGTATGTCTATGTCATCTTCTGCGATAACTACCTTTTCAACACACTCTTTTAGCACCTTGTTTTTCTCGGAATCCGTCAGTGTATCCCACACGTTGGACATCTCTTTTATTTTCTCTATTTTTTCTCCCCGTCCGGCTTTCTCCCGGATGTCTTCTGCCTTTAGTTCTTCCTGTAGATTTTTCAATGTTTTTTCTTCTGCCTGGATAACATCAAAAAGCGTATCTGTACCGGAGTTACCGCTTGCATATAATGTGTATAGACGTTTCAGTTTTGCTTCGCTTAGTGATATCTCTTTTTCTATCATCTTCCGAGTGCTTTCAGATTCATTCTCTTTTTCTTCGACATTAACGATGAATCGTTTAAAACAGTCCTCTACTTCTTTTTCTACCACATCTGCCCGCACCTTTTTATTCTTGCAAGGGTTCCCTGTCTTAGATATATGCTCTTTTTCCTTGTACTGTGAGTAGCATACTATCTTGGTGTACTTTCCCCACTTCTGCATCCGCATTTTAGTACCGCATTTTCCACAATAGCACAACCCGGTAAGCATATGCTTGTTACTTAAATAAGCATTTGTGGATCTCTTTTTTATCTCTTCTTGTACTTCGTAGAATAGTTTTTCGTCTATGATCGGTTCGTGTAAACCTTGGTACACTCTTCCTTTGTACTGTATCTTACCTACATAGGTTATTCTCCTTATAATGTTCGATACAAGCTTCTCCGAATGCATCCCAAGAATTTTTTGAATCCTATCGCACGAATATCCGTCCCGGAACATCTGAAAGATAGCTTTTACCTTTTCCGCTTCTTCCGGGATAATATGTAATATCCCATCGTTCCTGTCGTACCTATATCCATAAGGTATCGTACCGCCGCCCATCCACAGTCCACGCTTTACACGTTCCACCATACCGGCTCTTGTACGCATATAGATAACCTCACGCTCATACTGCCCCATGACAGCATTAACGCCCAACATCACACGATCCATCGGTGTCTCATTCCGCAAATCCTCTGTTGCTGATACTACCTCTACATTGTATTTCGGCAAAAGTTTACTCACAAGCGTAAGAGTATCTACAACATCACGGCTCATTCTATCAAGCTTATAGATGTATACTGCCTGTATTTCTCCGGCTTCTGCATCTTCCAGAAGTTTCTGTATGTTCGGTCTTTGGATATTGCTCCCGGAATATCCCCCGTCCACATACCATCTGGCTATCTTCACGCCCCTTTTCTTGGCAAGTTCCTTTATCTTGTCTTCTTGGACATCAAGACCATACTTTTCGGTCTGTGCTTCTGTAGACACTCTCATATAACCTACATTTAATTTTTTCATGTCAATTCTCCTTTCAATTAAAAAAGAATTGACCAAGATTCTATCAAGGTCAATTCTAAAATATCACTTATTTTTTGTCAACTTTTCTGAAAGAATCCTTTTTACCGCCTTGTTATGGATTTCATAATTCGAAAGTTCTTCTTTTGTCACCTGTTTGCCGTTCACAAAGATTCTTACCATCCGCATCACTCCTTTTCGGTAGTATTCCCGTGTTTGTGCTTTTTTATTCCGAATAGCCTTTCTGCCATCTTTCCATCGTCATGTTCTCCCCAAAGTATCCACCTATACATTTCATCCAAGACTTTCCTCCGATAGCCTTGGAAGTCTTTTCTTGCAATCGGTATCCAGTATCTTTTGCTTATATAGTCATATCCGATTCCTGTTATAAGCGAAAAGAACAATATGCCCGACAAGTCATTATTCGCATTTTGACACCATTTCAGTAATTCAAGTTGATCGTTTCCACGCATCCTCTGGCACTCATTCAACATCTTTTTTTCGTCCTCTTCGCTTATGTAATAGATGTCTTTATGTGCCCCTCTCAGATATTTGTCTCTTACTCCGGCCATTAATCAATCCCTTCCTTTTCGCATATCCTAATACATCACTTTTGACCAAATAGTAGTTTTTCTTTCTTTTTACCGTCTTCTCCTTTGTTTTTTCTTCCAATGCATTCATCATTAAGCGCATCCTCTAACGCCATTTGCATCTACAAAATACTCACTTACCTTAAATATCTTCGCCATGTTTATTCTCACCTTTCTTTAATGATTCCTGCCTATCCGTTTCGATTATCTTAATTCAAAATATCTAACAACCTCTCCACTATTAATTTTCTCATCTATATCTTTTAAAGCATCGTCTACACTTTCAAACTTGCATGGGCATATATGTTCTTTCGTAAGATTTATAAAAGAATATGTGCCATCTAATTTATTTTTCATAATCGTTACGACAACTTCATCTTTCGGTCGTTCCACCAACCATCTTCTCATTCCACTTCCTCCAATAATTCCGGATTATCAAATATATTGCCTATTACTTCCATCTCATTTAACTTGATGTACGTGTCCGTAAGTGGCATCGAATAACAGAACGGCTCGCATTTACTTAATTCATCCGTTGGAATCACTTCATAATGCCATCCAATTACACTGTCTATTACTTCTTCGCTTTCCACTTCTATGACGTTAAACTCTCCGAATACTGCTTTTACAAGATCATCCGGATTACCATGACACATCAAAATGTCGTTTTCCCATATTTCCTCGCCTTTTAAATCAGTCAAATTCGCATATCGGCAAATCGTATTTTCATCAATCAGGAATTCACCATCGAGACTTTTATCGTAAATATAATCCTTATCACTAAGATAGCCATGCACCCATGTTCCATTAAGATGCTCGTTACCATCCATTGCATGGATATGTTTCCCTCTAAAAAGTATTTCTCTACTCATATTCCTCAACCACCTCTAACTTCTTCAAGTCCTCGATAAGCCACGGTTCGGAATCTGACAATTTGACCATCGGAAAAACAACGTTGAAGTCACTAGAAATTCTTCTTGCTTCGCCCGTGTAAACAAAATGTCCGACTTCGCTTTTCTCTGGAATTTCCGTAAATACATAAACTACATTTGATATATTATCTCTCGCCATGTATTTCCATCTATCTCTGAGATAATCTAAAAATGATCTATCCATCTTGCTTATAACCAGCTTTTCGATATAGTCTGATTCTGCCCATTCTTTTAAACGTTCTTCGTCACAAAACGAAAAATCATTATAACGATAACAGTTTTTACAATCGTTCTTTTCGCAAGCGATCGGCTTTCCGGTCACTTTACTGACAGCAACTACATTCCCACTGCAAGCGATCTCAATAATCTCACTTGCGTATTTCTCCTTATTCTTCATCTCTTCCACCCCGCTTAACAATTTCAATGGCTCTGTCAATAGCATTTGCAGTATTAAGATAAGCACAATCTTTATCCGCATCACCTGTATTTGCTATTGTGAAATAGTAGCGCATCTTTAAATCTTCAAGTTCTTTTACAACTTTCTCCGCATCAAATGCTGTTTTGTAATTCTTGAATTTTTGCATCTATATCATATAGTGTGCTTTCTTCAAATTTTCTCGCTTGCCATCTCACTATTGCTTTTGTCAATTTCATTATCTCTTCTTCAATTCTTGCGATTTCTGCATCAACATCAATTAGTCTCATCAATCTCACTCCTTGTAAGGCTCCGGCAACGGCATCCATGCAACACAGTTATACATTTCTTGTCCATCATCGCCATATGCCATATATCCCGCTTCATCTTCACACAGAAGTCCAACTAACATATTTCCTCTATCATCGCAGCAAAGTACGGTACCTTTTGGCATTCTTTCATTACATGGAATCCAGTCGCTTTCTCTTTCTACTAATTCAAAATATTTTTCTCTATCTTCAAGAGCAACGTCCAAACGATAAGAGCTATATCCAATGTGATAGCATTTATCACCCACTTCTCTATACTTATTTTCGTAATATGGCTTGTCTCCGTGCATAGTCACTATGGTATCAATGCTCTCTACCTTTATTTTTTCCTGCTCTTCATTTTCCGTTGGTGCATATGTATTATCCATGCTATTCTCCTTTCTCACTCAGTTCTTTTATCTTCTCGTCATGACTTCGCTATTGATATTTCCTCTGTTTTTTTAAAATCATCGTTTCAAAGGCTGATTAAATCAGCCCATGATCTTCCATGAATGTCTTACTATATTCATATTTGTCTGGACAATATAACTCAATATCTTTCAATGTGATTCCCATATCAAGCAAATCTATAAAGAAATCAAGTTCATCCATCTGAATTTCGTTTTCTCTTTCAAACCTTGCAGAAATTTCCTCTCCAAGATCAATATCGTCCTTGCCTTCAATCCACACAATGTCATCGTTATCAGCTAAAGCCACAGAAAATAAAGCGGTTGTTCCTCTACAATCATTCAGCCTAACTTCTGCCTTTGGATTGTAATTTTCTAATTGTTTAATCAATCTTTCTACTGTCATATTCCTTTCTCCCTATTCAATTCCAGATATATATCGGTCTACCAGTTTTCCGTTAACATATTTTTCTGTTACTTCTACAGTCACAGAATCTCCTTTTTGACTGTCAGCGAAACTTGGCTCATTCATCATTCCGCTTGCATAACCATCATTTTCATAGGTCAGTCCATCATATTCAACCGATATTTCCCACTGCCAGCGTGGACAAATGGCAAACCATTTCCGCATATCTATGTAAGTGATAGTTGCGTCCACATCTTCGTGAGTATATGTGATTTCTTCTTGTGGCTCACTGCTTTTGTCCGAAACATCATTGGAGCAACCGACCAAGAAAATGCAAATTAGAATTAAGCATAATATTTTCTTCAATTTTTCACCTCTTCTCCTTAAAAATGCGTAAAAAAATACCAACCACCGAATACTGATGGTTGGTAGATGAAATTATGCTTCTTTATACCGTTTCAAATCTGATTCGCTTAGTTTTTCAAAAACAAATCCGCAATCAAGACATATATACCTTTGCGTTTCAACCGACATTATATTTGCAGGTTCTGTACAAGTTACATTCCCTTGTTTACTTGTTTTTTCTGGAATTTGTTTTGCTAAGATTGTACTTTCACTAATTCTTTCGGTATTTTCGCTTTTACAAAATGGACATTTCATTGGCATTTTCCTCCCCGTATATTTGATACGGAAATTATACCATTCCAACCATCAATATTCAATTGTCAAGGTGCTGGTAGCTGCTATTTTTAGCTGCTACCCTATTTCTCGTACTTCTGCAAAATCTCTGTAATTGCTTTCATGTGTTCCGCTACTTCCGGCAAATCTTCATCACTGATCCTGTCTAAGCCTTTTCTTTTGAACTCATAAAGGTCATATACTCCGTCTCTTATCTGGCAAAATTCCTCCGCCAGCTCATTCTCTTTCTCGGCATTATAGTTATATTCATAGAATTTTTCATGCCTGTCATGGTCGCCGAATTTATCTGTCGTAATTTTTGTTCTCTTCGGTGTGATTCTGGTAATTGTTGCTGGAATGATGCGGCGATGTCTAAAAATTGACATATATCCAATTCCGATCTCTCTTGAAACACCAACCACATCCCCGACTTTCAATGTGTCTTTGTCTATCTCTTTTAATTCAATGTACAATTTCATCACCTATCCTGTATAATCTTCGAACCGTTCACACGCCATAAATGCGTATCTGGAATTTACCCATCTCTGCATTCTTTTCAGCTGATCACGCTTCTTCAATTTGTATTTGTCATAAATCATCACATATGGGGCATATCCCAAATCCCTGAGTGTGTATATCCGGTCAAGGTCTTCTTCCAATGTTGTGTCAAATCCGCATAAGACATACACCGTCATCTTCCTTCTGTTCCATCCAGTTAACTTTTGAAACATCTTAAATTTTGGCACTATATTGTCTTTATCCTGGTATCTATCCCACGCAAAATGTATCTGCTTAATCTTCATCCGCTTGATATATTCCGCTTTTTCTTTGGTCATAATCCGAATGTCGCAACCTTGCGAAAAATCTATCCAAGCCTTGCTATCAATAAGCTGTTGGCTCAGATCTTCCCAGTCCTTGCAAGCGAACATATTTGGATCCAGCAAAACGATATTTTTCTGACCGTTCCAAAACTCAAACAAATCAGCTACCTTACGGCTTTTCTGTCCCTCTTTCTCTTTCACTATGCAGAAGTCGCAACCTCTCGGGCATCCCCTTGTCAGAAATCCATAAGCTGTGTCATTGCAAAGTTCAGGATATAGGCTGTAATCAGGATAGATATGCTCGATTTCTTCCGGTAATGGCTTGCCACCAGACGGATATTCATAACCCGTACCGCCTTTGATTATTTCTCCAGCGCACACTGGATGAGGATAATCTTCCGTGAATGTAAATACCTTGCTCATATATACTCTGTCTGGCGGATTCAGCCATGCAGTAAGCGGATCGTACCACTCAACTTGATCTCCGTTCTGCTTATGCCATGCCGACAGCTTCATAAGTGGCAGATTTGGAAAATTATGACCATCTACATCAATTAGTGATATTCTCATTTCTTCTCACCTATGCAAATCTTAATTGTTCTTGTGTATCGTCTATAATCAAGTTCGGTACTCTCTCGCCAGCCTTAAGATACGGACAGTTCGCTTCTACAAGCTTCTCTGCCATGATCGGCACTACGCTATTTCCAATTCTTGCCACCTGTTTCGCAATCGGATATTTCTTCCAGTTATAATCTCTGTCGATAATGTAATCTTTCGGGAACCCTTGCATCACTTTTAGTTCTTCCGGTTTCAGCATCCGCAAAAAGATATCTGATATGATGTATTTCTCGCCCTTGATATCCAGGATTACATTCACAAGTCCAAAACGATCTTTTGTCGTGATCGTATCAAGCGGTCTATCCAGTGTCTGTCCGCACCCACCGCCGTAATACTTAATCAGAAATGCTGATACCAATCCGAAATGCCCCGGAGATGTCGTAATTGTATGTAATGGTTCATCACACCCCTGTCCAATCCCCGTCTTGTAATACTTTGTGATAAATGCTGTCACAAGTCCGTATCGGTTCGATGTATCAATCGTCTTGATTGGCTCTGTCAAAAGCTGTCCTCTTGAATCACCGGCTCTTGTCTCTCCGTGATACTGGATGATGTATGCCAGTGCTTCTCCATTCCTCACGATATACGGAGATTCTGCATCGATAATATATTTCTTAATACCGTTTGCGATTCTCTTCTGTGTAGCTTCTGCAAGTGGCTTCTTTCGGTCAAATATCGAGCTGCCAATGTCTGACCAGTCAATATAATCTCCACAAGGTTTCCACTTCTCAAATCCGATGCCGTCTGCACTGTGAGTTTGCTCTGGCCATCTGATTTCTTTTCCATCTCTACGGAATACCGCATACCATCTCTTTCTTGTGGTCGGTGCTCCGTAGTCCGCAGCTACAAGCTCTCTCGTCTCAATATTGGTATATCCAGCTACGTACATCTTTTTCATAAATTTCTGGTATAGCTTTCCTTTTTCCTTCGGAATAGGTCTACCTCTCTTATTCAACTGCCCCCACTGCCGTATTTCCTCAACGTTTTCCATGATGATAACGTCTGGCTTAACCGCTTTTGCATGATTCACGATAGCCATCGGCAGCATCCTTATTTCTTGCTTTAAAGGCTTCTTTCCTTTAGCTTTGCTAAAATGCGTACAGTCTGGACTCGCCCACATAAGAGCCACATGTTGTCCTTTTACATACTTCTTCAAGTTAACCTTGAAAATATCCTCTGTCAGATGAAGTGTATCCGGGTGGTTGGTCTTATGCATCAAAATGGCGTCTGGATCATGATTAATGGCAATGTCTACCGGTCTACCAAGTGCCATCTCAATTCCGACCGATGCACCCCCGCCACCGGCAAAGGCGTCTATAATTAAATCTTTCATATCTTCGAAAGGAGCCGATATATCTTTGCCCGGCCGGAGCTCCGTACTCCTTTCTGTAAATTACATATTGCTTTTAATCCAACTCTGTATTTTCGTCCACAAGATCAATTAAGCCAAGTGGTGAAATATCTTCCAGTTTGTATTGCAGTCCATCGCACAGTTCTTTGTGATCACATTTGTCACAGTCAATTTCTATTGAACTGCAATATTCGGCTAACTCTCTGATTTTCATGTCACTTCACCTCATTTTCTCCTGTGTTCATAGTTACTCCTTTACTACGCATCTACGCTCGCTGATCGCATAATATTTCCCATCATGTTCCGAACAGTATTTTTTAAGCACTTCTTCTTTCATGCCTGTAGTGACAACTACTCCATTAGTTTTTTCTTCGTATACTACATTTCTTTTTTCATCCAATACGACAATGTATATTACATTTTCCATCTCAATCGGCTTTTTCTCATGGTCTGCTTTCCACTGCTTAAGGATTTCAAGATATTCTTCGGCGTGCTCTTTTTTAAACACGTTACACATTTCACCGTATTTTTCTCGTGACTTAAAAACCGGGCATTCATAACAAGCTGAACTTGAGCACATTTTTCCAGATAATTTAATCGCCTCTTCCGTACTCATTTCTTCTACTGGTTCAAGCATTTCATCTGTCCACCAATATGCGTCTTCCTCAATGCGATAGCCTTGTTCCCATACACTTTCAATTGTTACAATCTTTCCCATAAATTTGAACATGTCATGCACAAAAGTATGTTCGCCGTAGCTCTTTCCAACCCTCAAGTCACTTCTTACTTTTACCTTATCTCCAACCTTATATTTCACTTTCTATCCCTCCTAAACCAAAACTTTCGTTTCTTCTTTTCTCGCTTCTCTTTCTGCTTTTTAGACCACTCCGCAAGATATTCCTCTTGCTCTCTGTCTTCCTGTTCCTTTCGTGTCAATTCATTACCTCCTCAACTTTGGATACAAAGATATTAGATTTTAAGATACAAACTGGGCGCACCCCGCAACTGCCGTAGTAGTCATCGTTGCAGACGAAACCGGACGGAGAAACAACCCGAACAAAGGTATCATCATCATTACAAGCCGTGCTGTCTGGTGTAAGTGTCCACCACCATTTACCCGTATTCGGCAGGAGCTTTCTATACTTCCGGTATTCATCCACAGAAATAAGCGAAACATAATCTCTACAAGTTCCATATTCCGCCTGACCATCTAATGAAAGTAAATCGCGCTCAAATTCAACCAGTGAATCCACTCCCAACTCATTCTCAATCTTTTTGCGAAGATCTGTGTTGAGCTCATTTCTCAACTCACTGCTTTTCCAGTCGTTGCAATTATCATCAAACTCTCTGTCTCTTCCGTAAAAATCTTCAGAAATTGCAAAATATCCTTTTTCAAGCTTGTCCAACACCAGCCAGTTAATACCGGCAACTTCAATTGTCTTTCCGATTTCCGGCTTCTGGTATTTTTTTCTTAACTGTTCAAAAGCTTCATTAAGATTTTTAAGGTTTTCTCCGAATTCTTTTAACGTCATCATGATTTACTCCTCCTCAACCTTGGATACAAAGATATTAGATTTTAAGATGCAGAATGGGCGCACCCCGCAACTGATGCTGCAGCAAATGTTGTCGATGAGACCGGACGGAGAAACAACCGCTACTGAATACCCCCATCCTCTTTCTTTCGTACTACAAGGTGTGCAAGTCCAGTACAAATTCGGGATGTCTTTGTTTACGAGCAGATCATTGCATTCCCTTGCTTCGTCAAATGTCAGAGGTCTTACTTTTGTCAAGAGTCTTCCAGATACTTCCTGTCCATCAACTGTTACTAATCTGGCTTCATTTGTGCAAATATTTTCTTTCCCAAATTCTTCAGAAAACTCATCGAGGATTTCGCCCTCGCACAGTTCTCTTAATGACGATTTCCTGTAATCCGTACAATCATCATCAAATTTCACATCTTTACGATATAAGTTTTCTGTAATAACTACAGTGGAATCTTCTTTCTGTTCCAGTACAATGAATCTTCCGATGCCTGTAGCAAACTTTCCACCAACCGGAATATCTTTCATCATCACTTTGTTTTTCTGGTCTTCTTTCTCGATAGCTGCTACTAATTTCTTTGCTAATTCCAATACATTACTTTTGCTCATTTTTACTTTCCTCCTGTTTCTTCTGCTTTAAGTATTCAAACGGATCCGCATAATGTGGTTTTCGTTTAAAATTCTCAATATCCTGTTCCTGTCTTGTCACAAAGTCACCTCCGAACAGCGTTCTTTTTGCTACGTCTTACTATTCTCCGCTTTTTCTTTTCTTCTCCTGGTAATTCAGCTTTAGCACTCGCCCAACTACAGTCCGCCAACGGACAGATAAAACAGTTCGGATAAGTGCATCCATCCGGTTTTGCCATGTTTTTCCTCCTATGTAATAAGTTTTCTAGCCAGATCATTCATGTCATAGTTCCGGCCATCGAAATTATTGAATCCTTTTTTCTCCTGTCCGCTATCCTCGTACTGTCCCTCAGACACTTTTGTAAAATTGTTCGGTAACACAAACCAGTCGAATGTTATCTTCCAGTTCTTTATTTTTCCCTGTAAGTACTTGCTTTTCTTCACATTTTCCACAGCTTGCAAGACCTCATCCAAACCGTTGCTTTCTAATCTCGCTTGTAAATTCTGATATCTCTTGGAAGTCTTTTCTATCTTCTTTACAGGTTTTATCCCGTAGCTTTCCAAATCGTTCCAAGCTTTTATGACAGCTTCAACGGATCCATCGTCTCTTTCCGGCTTTTCTTCCTGTCTTATCGGCTTATCTTTTTTTTCATTCTTCTGTTCAGTCTGGTATCTTGCATAGTTATTCACCGTATATACGGTATATCGGTTTGTGGTTTTACATGTAATCTCACCTGTTTTTCTCAAATGTGAAAGTGCTGTCCTCAGTTCGCTCTCAGACAACCCTGTTTCTTTCGAAAGAACGGATGTAGAAGAGACAAATGATCCTCTTTTAATCTCTTCTCCTCTGAAGCTTGCATCTTTCCAGTTGGCTTTTAACAACATGTGCAAGAATAACCGACACGTCTTTATATCTGGATACCAGTCCCATTCCAGTATTTTTCTGCTAAGTTTTATGTAATTCTCGCTCACACCTCTTCAATATCCACCTCAATTCTCGGATTTTTCTTATCAACATAGAATTCATCCGTGAATCCCACTATGTTTTTCCATCCATCGTCCTGTAAGACTTTGGTATCTACTAATGCGTCTTGGATACACTTTCGCCCAAATGCGCTCACATTGTCCAAATCCCGTCTCTTGTCCGGCTCATACCATCGGTAGTGCATCCGTACCTTTCTTGTTATTCGCAATCTTCCAAATTGCTCATATATGGCTTGTATCACACGGGATTCATTATCTTTCTTCATATCCGCACCCTTGTACCTGTTAGTATTCAGTGCCCGGATATAATCATTCATGTTGTTCAGTTTCCCTTTTATGATTAGTATGTAATGCATTGTATTCCCCCGCATCTTTCCAACTTTTGAATGTCTGTGACATACATTTTCTTTTTTTAAGTGTTGCCCTCGCCCTTGATAAATCTTTATTGACATATTCGTGATACATACTTGTGTCTATTGGGTCACTCGGTATTGGTCTGAATATCCCTTTTCCTGTATTTACGATGCAATCGCCATCACAGTTTGCTTTTTCTATCATTCTCCGTAAAATTCTATCCACATTTGGGTCTGACGGTCTTTGTATTGCGTTCCTATGCCCATCTGATATTCGAATAAAATAGCTTTCTGCCGTCTCTCTATTCTTTCCCACCGCTTTTCTCCTTTCTGCCGGAGTGTGGCTTCTCCGGCCGTGATACAATATCTTGTGCTGTGCATATCGAATGGGTGAGATGATATGCGTTAGAACCTGTTAATAGTTCCATTTTTGCCACATGAATCTATATTTATTTAGTTACAACCTGTTCTTTCCGAACACCTGTATGAACTCTTCTCTTGTCCCGTAGTGTTCTTCAAAATATCTCTGTGCCATCTGCTTAAGTTTTAAGTCCAATCCCTTGTTCGGGTTCCCGTGTACGCTTTCTGGTGTAAATTCGTGTAAATGCGGTGCTAACGGAATCACAAACCCGTATTCTTCCGATTTTTTTCTGTACGGGCCATAGAAAATGTGGTGCCTGTGGCAGTTTGGACTCCCTGTAAAGTAGCAGTGCTCCATATCGTCAGTGAATACACTCTTAAGTTTTTTCGCCAATCTTCACGCCCCATCTTTCTTTCATTTCGTTGATTTGGTTTGGTGTCATAGTCTCTATACCGAGTTCTTTCGCTTCGTACACAGTCCCGTCAATCAGCTTTGACATTTCGTCAGTATCGTAAGTATGCGAACCTCGCATTACCAAGTTTACCCGGAAGACTTTCCCTTTCTGATTGGTGGTTGTCCTCGATGTAGGTTGCAGATGAACAAATTCCACGTTGTATGCGTCTATATCATCATCCAGTGGAAGTGGAACTAATGCACCGTTAATCGTTTCGTACTGTCCGTATTCCGCTATCAGCTTATTTTTTATGTACACCTTGCTGTTTCCAGTCACATCTGCAATCTTTCCAACCAGTACATGAAAGTAAGAGTTTGCATCGAGACTTCTTTTTTTCTTGTATGCCTTGATTGTTATTGCAATCTGCTTACCTCTAAGGTTCTCAAATGCCTGTCTTGCGTCTTCATTTAGCGTCAGACTGGCTTTTTGCTTATTGGTGGCAAAATCCACCGCTAAGCCATCAAAAGTCCCTGTATAGTCCATTAATCATCACCATACTTTTTCTTAATCGCATTCAGCATCATTGCACATTCTGTTTCTGTAAGTGTGTCCACCGTCTTTCCATTTCCGCATACCCAAGCTTCTAAATCAATGCCGTGTGCCGTACACTGCGTTTTAAGCGTTTTCTTTTTTGCTTCTGATGCAAGATTCTCTCCAGTTCCAGGAATCTGTGCTTCCAGTTTGTTGTATTCTTCTTTCAGCCATAAGTTAAATCCAAGTCCAGTATGAATAGCCACACACTTCACAAACGCTCTGCACATGCTGTTCCATACTCTCTGTTGGCTCATGGAGTTGTCCTTTACTGGATTTGCGCCGTTCATTACTGGTGTCTGCATCTCATACTCTTTATCGTCAATCACAACTTTTATTCGTGTTTCATAACAACGATTTGTATTATTGTTCTTGTCCTTAAACTCGATGTCTGTTTTTCTAAGGCTGCTTCCGGTTTGCGGATCAGGAATTGGCTCCCAATACACCTCGGTAGCACCATTCTGTCTCAGCAGTTCAATACATTTCGCCCAGTTCAAATACGTGAATCCATCTCGTTTTTCGCAATACTGGCTTACATCGACTTTCACTAATTCCTCGTAGCTTTTAAGTGCCATTTATAACATCCTCCTATACATGTCATTCAAGCAATCTTCGCATAGCTTCTCATCGTCCACCGTGTATAGATATTCACCCTCATACATCGGCACACCGCATGAGCTACAGTAAGTTACTGGTTCCGGCTCCGGCGGTATGGTCTTCCAATGGTCATAGCCTTTAATGCTCTCCATCTTCGCCCCACCCCATCAGTTTTAAAATCATGCCTCGCTCAATATAGATGTTTTGGCAGACATATCTTTTCAGTGTGTCCAGTTGCGCTTTCTGGTAAGCATATTTCTCAACAACTTCTCCGTAATCTTCAACAACGTCTGCTACCGCATCCATTACGCTCTCTAAGCTATCTTTTTTCTCTTCTCCCATGTTCAAATCTCCTTTCATGTGTTATAATTTTCTTGAATGTTTTTTCTGAGTGCTTGATTGGATTTTCCATCGGCACTCTTTTTTTATACACATCCGGCTATCATAACCGCCAATGCGTATAGCGTTATCACAAGTGCTATCCTGTAGTAGTTAAGCTTGTCTTCCATGTTCTCTACCTCCTACCAGATCATAAGTGCCAGCATTGCAATGAATGTGACTAACCATAAGCAACGCCAAAAGATTACTTTTCTTTTCAGCTTGCGGATAATCTCTGTTGCCATTGTCATGTGTGCTTCCTCCTGTTCTTCAGATTTGCGAATTACAGGAGAATGTGTTATAATCAACCTGTATTCGCTAAGCATTCTTTAGCGGTACACCGCCCTGTCTGGTATGCCAGTACCAGCGGGGCACTTTTTATGTCCCTTTTATCGTCAGACCGATTGTTTCTGACATATATCTATATTCTTTTTATTCTTATTCTTCTTTATATTCTTCTATTGTTGTCAACTGGCTTGCGAATTGATTGTTAATGGATTGTTGTGTGGCTTGCTAACCGTTTTTGCTTGACAAGCAGTTTTTCCTTATTTTTCAAGGGTTTTAGCTTGTCATTTGCTTGTCAACTGGCTTGTCAAAATTTTCGATTTTTTGAAAATTTCTTTAATTTTGGCTTGTCAATTGATTGCTATCTGAGTGTCGTTTGGCTTGCTACCAGTTACCGTTTCGCCCTTATTTTTCAAGGGTTGTAGCTTGCTAAGTGGCTTGCGATTTGACCAAAAATCAACTACCATTTTCACATTTACCTTTTCAATAATTTGAATACATCGAAAAATAAATATTTTTAGGCTTTTTTACTGCCTTTCGTACCTGTTTTTTTCACCTTTTTATGTACGTTATTACCTCCAATGATGTTCCCATTTTTGTCCAGTTCGTCCCAAACATAACGCCCTTTACCTGAGTTCCGCCACTGTGAAAAACCTCTCAATTCTCCGTAGTCAAGCCATTCTTTTATGAGTTTTACATGACTGTCTACCATGCACTGAACGGTAAATTCCATTGTTGTGCCAACTGGAACGGTCTCTGAACATGCAAGGGATATTCTTTCTCCCTGTGGTGTATTTGCCCGGAGCGGTCTCTGACACGTTCCCATATCTCCGTCAAAAATCAGAGGTATTTTGCGTTCTTTCACAAAAATAAGACCGTCAATCTCCTTTTTGTACGCCTTAATTTTTGATGATTCACTACCTTTAACCTTACGGAGCATTCCGCATGAATCTTTGAACATGCCTTTTACCTGGTAGTCATATACGAACGGCTTTCCGTCTTCGTATTTGTGAAAAATCGTCATTGATTTCTCTTCTACTGCATCTACACCCAATGTTGCTACTTCGTCCTCACGGGACGGTGCGTCCGGTGCTTTGGATGCAATATAAGTCCGGTGAATCTCCTTATCCGCACACTGAGAACCTAATACTTCCTCAGTGAACGTAATTCTTACTTTTAGTTCTTTCATGATACTGTTTTCTCCTTTTCAATTTGTTCTGGTTGCTTTACCACTCTACGTTCTTCCTTTTCTTGTCGAAACTGTGCTCAGCTTTTCCGTTTCAGAGCTTCTCTCTTCAATTCCTTATCTTTTCGTGTCTGTTCATGCTGATCTGCTACTTTTAGAATCCGTGCTAAGCGTCACAAAGCCATATCATTTCTTTTCTAATCTCTGCCTATCTTTTCCATCTCAGTTACATTCAGTGCTTAACATTTCAGCTCCATAGCCTCTCAACTCTTGGCTCTTCCATTGCATGTTGTCTTTTCTTCTGGATTCTCCTATACTGTTTATACATGCACTGCCATGCCGAGTAATTCAGAAAAGTGAAAAGGAAAACTAATTAAACTTTGCTCTGGCAGACATCAGCTCAGCCAGAGCTTTTGTCATTTCGACCAATTCCTGACTTTCATAAATAGATGCAACACGTGCTGTTTCTTTCTGCAAAAAGTCGCACAATTCTTCAATGGTTTTATCTACTTTTAAAAGTTTGTCCTGTTCCATGTTGTCACCTCCCTGTATTCAATTTATGTTATGCATTGACTTGTCCAATGTAGTAAAACAGAAGTAATGCCATTGCCAGATTTATTGACATCTGTGAACTGCAAGTCAAATATGGCACTCTCAAGAACAACCAGAACGGTTTTTCGATTTCTGTTACGATAAACGCCACAATCAATGCAGTTATCCCGTATACCGCGCAAATAACCGATGCAGTTATCATCTTTGTTATCACCCCTTTTTTGTGTTATAATTTTTCAAATACTAAAGAAAAGAGGTTGTATAATGCACGCCATTTTTAATTTCATGCAAGAATTATTCACAAGAGAAAATGTAACTTTTGCTATCGCAGTTTTCGGTGCTGTCGGTACTGCATGGAACTTGTTTCAATCTCGGAGAAAGATAGAATTTATTCCTATCGGTTTCAAGCTGAAAGATGATAATGAACTGATCGTTCACTTCGAAATCATCAATCATTCCAGAATCGCTATATCAATCGTGAATATCTCTTACTTGTATGATGGTGTCCATTACTCATGCTCAAAAGAGCGTGCTATTGGCGAGTCAATTTATCACGAACGAATGCGATTAAAGAACCTAACAGACTTCTATACACAACCTTTTCCGCTACAATTGGTGGGGCTCGGTGGTACTTCGGAATATATTCGATTTGAACTCCCGCCAGAAATTCATCCAGATTTTTCCAAACCTCAGAGTTTTCAAGTATCTTCCAATCGCGGAAAGGCAACTGAAATGAAACTTCTGCTAACTGATTCGGATTCATCCAGTTTACGTAAATATCGTATTCCGACTTTAATCCGTTCGTTCTTTCGAAAGTAGTTTCTACACAATTACCGCTCACTTTCTGGGATATTGGCTTTCCATTGCCTAATGGACTGTATTCCACGCTATCACCTCCCTGTATTTAATTGTTATGGTTCCGGCATCCCTTATGTTTTCTTCGCCGGAGTGTCCGGCTTCTTTTCTGCTTCATCTGCCAAACTTTCTACTTTGCCGAGAAAATAGCCTTTATCGAATTCGGATAAGTTCGGCATTGCCTTTTTAATCTTCTCAACTATCTTTTTTTCTTTCTCACTCATGCACTCACTTCCTTTCTGTGCTATACTCCTTGTATCAATACCAAGGAGGTGCTCTTATAATGGAAATCGATTCTAAAAAACTGGCACAGATGATATCAGATTCGGCAATCAGGCTTTACAAGAAATCTTATTCTGATTGCTACGAAAAATATCTGGATAAATACGGTGCTGATATTGCAATGTCAAGAGCAATAAACGAATCAATCCCGATTCTTATTGAGTATTTAGTAAAAGAAATTATTGAACTTAATAAGTAAGCTTTTTCCCGGTAATGTTGTAACTTTCTTTAATCTGCATAAGCTTTTTATCTACATCGTCAAATTTCCTTGAAATAACGATAAAGAATACCGCCATTACTGATAATTCAATAATTTTATTTTTCATTTTTGCTATCACCTCCTTGTTGATTCTACTTTTGCAAGGAAATATCCTTTATCAAAGTCTGACAAGGAGGAAAAACCTTTTATCACCCGTTCCACTATGTAAGCATCCAAACCAATTCTTTTAATCTCTGGATGCTGTTCAATCAGAACATCATCAAATCCTTTGAATGTGCATGGCCGGCTTTCTTTTTGCTCAACGCTTAGAAGTTCATTCAACTTTTTACAGGCTTCATCAAATGGAATTTCAAAGTATTCTCTTCCATTTGGAGTGTGTTTTCTGTGATTGCAGTAATGTCTGTGCATTTCTCTTTCTATGTCAAATGGATTGCTCAAAAATTCACTTGCATAGATTCTTCTAACCTTGTACGGTATCTGTTTTGCTCTACGTTCCACATTTCCAGAAACGCCTATCTTTACAAAGCCGTCACACTCCATCACATAAACTCTTTGATTCACTTTTTACCTCCTAACGTTTTTTAAATCCTATATTTTAGGATTCTCTATCCACAAAAATAAAGTCCATAGGAATACCAGAAAGTTCACTGATGATTCTTAACTGACTTAAATCTGGCTCTGTTTTACCTAACTCCCAATTAGTTACAGTTGCCGGAGAAACGCCCACTTTCTCAGCAAATTCTCTTTGTTTCAGCTTCGCATTAACTCTACATGCTGCTATGGAAATCCTCGGAACTTTGTAAGTCTCTACCATTTAGGTTCCTCCTTTCTTTATCTTATGCCTGTATTATAATCCTATTTTTTCGTATTGTCAATATAATAATTTAATTTTTTAGGATTCTTGTTGAATTTTTTAGGATTCTGTGATACTATAATAAACGTAGAGAGGAGGTGTTAACATGACCGAGGAGGAACAGAGAAAAATCTTCGCAAAGAACCTAAACTACTACATTTCCAATAGTGGAAAGCAACAAAAGGAAGTTGCTGAAGCGTTAGGATTCCCCCAAACAACTTTTAATACTTGGTGCACTGGCAAGATAATGCCGAAGATGGGAAAGGTACAGGCAATAGCTGATTACTTTAAGATTTTAAAATCCGACTTGATTGACGATAAATCATTCAAGGAACCATCAGAAGAATTTCTTGAGATTGTAGCAAAATTAGGCGCAGACGATGAACAGTTTCAGAAAATTATAATTGATTATTATCACATGAGCACAGACAGAAAAAAAGTTTTTTGCGAGTTTTTCAACACTTTCGTTTCTGGCAACTAAAAAGGAAAAGGGGACATTAAGTCTCCTTTTCCTTTTCTTCTCTATAGCACGCTTTGACAAAATAAAATACCAGTTTTAAATATTTTTCGCTTGTCATTGCGGTTACTGCTTCAAGAATCCGAGTTTTGTAATATTCTTGCTGTTTCTTTTCATCCACATAAATCCCTCCAATATCCCGACACGTCATTCCAGTAGCGATTACCTACATTATAGAACATATGTTTGTTATCTGTCAATGTTTTCGCTGATAGCATCTTTTACTATAAGATAGATGTACCTCATTAGGCGGGGGTCACGGATGCCTTTTATCATCCGCTTGATTTCGTTTTCATAAGTATCCGTCCATGTTTTGTTGCTCTTGCTGTTCATTTCGTCCTTTCCCATTAGATTACCTCCTATCAATGGCTTGACAAGTGCCATTTTTGTCTTATAATAATACATTGTAATACCTACATAGATTATAACTCGAAACTATAGTCAAGATGTTGGCTAAAATATCGTATTTTTCTTACAAAAAGAATGAAAAATAGCCAAGATATTAGCCTTTTCGACAGGATGTGACATAATGCTAACGAAAAACGAAATGTTGGATAACTTTGCACATAACATCGAAGAAGAGCGGAAAAGACTTGATTTTACGCAAGTTCTCTTTTCTAAGATGCTGGGTGTATCTGTGTCCACATACAAAAACATCGTTTCACGGAAGACTAATAATCTTGACATTTTCTTAGCACTAAGGTTGTCGCAACTAACTAATAAACCTATCCCTGATCTCTTAGGGTGTTCTTCTAAGGAATACGAGGTATTGGGAAAGTACAGGCAATTGACTGACAGACAACGTGCGTATATTCTTGGTAAGATGGACTATGAACTCTCTATGAAAGTGTTGGAAACGGATCCCGAAAACATGTTGGATGTTCTATGTCTCACTGGCGAGATGGCCGACGGTATGATATTGGATTCCTCACACGAAGAACGGATATACTGCCCGGAATACATACAAAAGTACGGTGAGACGTTACATTGTGGCATAAAGATAACGAGCAACCACTTGCACCCTGTGTATGTTAAGGATGATATCATCTGCATATCCAAAAGAACACCAAGAAACGGTGATACCGTGATTGCTATACACAAAGAAACAGGACGTGCGTATATAAGACGGTATGTACATGGGAGCAAAACAAAGTTAGTCCCGATTAATGGATTTGGTGATACTATAGAAATTGATCCGAATAGTTTTGAAGAATTGGAACAATGGGTGATGTTTGGAGTTGTGATTGCGGTATTAAGAAGATAGCATACTATGTATGCGGAGGTATTTATATGCAGAATAAAAAGGTCTTGGAATTAGATAGCTTTTTCGGGAAACTTGTTGCTTGTGATGAATATGTAGAGATTATTCCTATGTATGTAACAGATTCTCGAAAACAAGGGAGAAAATTCTATTATCAAAACATTAGCGGTATAACATGCAAAGAACCAAGTGTTTGGTGGGGGCCTGGATATATACAATTTATAATTCCGGGAGAACAGGCCAAGCAAATAAAATGGATGGGCAAAGGCTGGAAGAATACTGTTAAAAATGATCCAAATTCTTTACTTCTTTCGGTTATAGGAAAAGATTACAAAAAAAGATATAAAGAATTTATGGATTTTCTAAACAAAAAGATAAGCGACAAACCAGAATCTACCGCAGAAGTTGCAAATGATCTAAATCAGCTAAAAGCATTGAAAGAACTTCTTGACTGTGGAGCAATCAATAAGCAAGAATACGAAGAAAAAAAAAGAAAAATACTTAATAGAATATAATCATAGCATACTATATAATGAGGGAGGAATTAAAGTGAAAAAGAAAAAAGGTGGATGTCTCAAAACTATACTTATAGTGTTCGGAGTATTCGTAGTAATTGGAGCTATAGGATCGTTGGCAGGAGGAGACAAAAGTGAACCCAAAAAAGTAAGCTCTTCTTCTGGTAAAAACGATGAAAGTTCTCAATCGGGAACAGTGGATGAGAAAAAAGAATTTCAGGTCGGTGAAACAGTATCTCTTAAAGACGTTAATGTAACATTAGTAAGTTCTACAGAATCAGCCGGAAGTGAATATGTGAAACCGGATGATGGAAAAGAGTTTTTGATACTTGAATTTAACATCGAGAACAATTCATCCAAAGATATCAATATTAGTTCTGCAGCGAACTTTGAAGCTTATTGCGATGATTATTCGTTGAATCAAGACATTCTCGGACAGCAAGCACCAGAAGCAGAGGGAAAGACGCAATTAGACGGATCAGTTGCTTCTGGGAAGAAGATGAATGGAATCATCGTATATCAAGTACCTACAGATTTTAAGAATTTCGAAATTAATGTTGCACCGGATTTCTGGTCAACAAAAGATATAAAATATGTAATTAATAAATAATTCAAAATCCCACTACTGGCGAGAAAACAGTAGTGGGATTTTTGGTATTGTATGTAAAGTGTAATGCTCTTATATTATTTTACGATGCCGGATAAGAGCCAGTAGGTCGTGATAAGTCCTACTTTTCCGTCCGGTGTAAGCTTCCTGTTGTTCTGAAACTTCTTCACACATGTTGTCAGATAACCTGTCCATCCCTCATTGTAAGACAGCTTCGTAAAGCCATATACGTCTCTGAGGGTGCGTCTAAGCCATCTGATAGCCGTGATACAGTTGTGTGTCTGCCCCGACCATAAGATGTGTTTTTTAGCAAAATCCTGTGAGCCGACACCAAATTTGTTATCCTCAGATAATACTTTAGTGTCAAATCCTATGTTCATGGCTTTCTGCCATTCTCCAACACGGGAATTGTTAAGATAATAACGCTTGTCACCTTTCCAAGATTCATCTACCGGTTTAGGTGCCGGTGCTACAGTCGGTTTCTGTACCGGAGTTACCATACCGCCCAAGTCCTTATAGACATAGTTTACATCTACATTTCCAGGGATTCCAGGAATAGAGCCTTTCGATGTGTACTGCCACATATCAATTCCGTCTACTCCGGCGGATTTAGATCCGTAAGATGCAATCCACAGAGAATATCCCCATGTCTGACCGATATAGTTCTTGTACCAAGATGTAGACGCATAGATTCCGGCTTTATAGCCGTGAGCCACCATTGCGTCACAAAATACTTTTGCATTGGCTTTTGCAACGCCCTGTGTTCCCCGCTGTTCGCTGTCAAAATATACAGGCCATGCCGGAGAATGCCCTTTCAGAAGTCTTAATGCATGGTTGATTTCTCCCTGTACCGCACCTGTAGTCTTTGCGTAAGAATACAGATATACACCGTAAGGGATGCCAAGACGCTCACATTCAGATACATTTCTCAGCCATTTTTTATCATCCTGTCCGGTCTGATCTTGTCCATACCCGCATCTAAGGATAGCACCTGCAATGCCGGATGCTTTTACTTTCGTCCAGTCGATGTTCCCGTTATGTTCAGAAACATCGACTACCCTATTCAATATACCCCTCCTGTTTTAGATGTTCTTTCGTTTCTGTAATCTCTGATGCATGATCTTTCACGAACTTTTCTGCATCTGCTTTTTCCATGCCGTAGTGTTCTGCCAATTCGTCTACCGTGTAACCGTAGGCACAGCTTTTGACTACTTCGCAAATGGTTTCTTCACTCATTTTTTTCATAATTACTTAATTTCCTTTCTATAAGATACTATAATTATGGAAAAAGTTCAGAAAAATATCGTTCCCGTATTTTTCTGAATTAAATAAAAATATAGCCTGCTCACCCTCTATTAAAAAACAAGAAACTCTTATATCTTTTCAGAAAAATGCAAAGTATAAGATAGAGCATACTGGACAAATCCAGTTTGCAGTTGCTTTTTCGTCAACTGCCGGATATTGCAGAATTTATGTATATAATAGTTCTGGCGAAATCGTGTACAGAGAACAACTTAATCCAGCACCTATCCCGGCTAACGAGGTAACTACTGGTCAGCTCCAAGTTTACGATGATTGGGGATTTTCGGCAGAATCTTATAATGCTTTAGTAGAAAATACGCCAAAGCATACGCTTACTTATTAAGCGGATGGATATACATATTCCAATCTGTAATTAACACGCATATTTCCTTCATGATTTGTTGGATAGAAATACTGGAATATTTCACCATTCCATATCTCCGGGGCGTAAAAATGCACTTCTTGTGCCACATCGTCTCCATTGTACGTTTTTATGCCAAGCCGTGATGTAGCATAGTCATCTCCAAACCAGTTTTTTAATTGCTCGACAGAAAACAGTTTCGCATACCCAATGTTCATGGCAATGTTAACTGCCATTGTGCCAGATACTACCTTAACCTGACCGCCATATAGCGTGTATATTTGCTGTTCGTCTGTGTTCTTAATTATATTTTTATTTAACTCACTAGCATATTCCACGATAGTTTTGTTGTTTAGTTCTGCAAATCTCCAAGTAGATGCAATTCTTTTTTTTATGGAATCAAACAACACTCCTAGCTTCGCTCTGCTTGTTATTGGAGTAGAATCTTCTATGATAATATCGTCCGTATCGTTCACTTCTGTGACTTGTGGAAGTTCTTTTATGTATTTTCCGTATATTTTCTGCGCTTTTAAATTTTCATTAGCCATTTGCATCATCCTCCTTTGCTACTGCTAATGTTTGTGTGGCCATGCTTTCAAGTTCTGAAACTCTCCGTTCAAGTTCATAGATATCGTCTTCTGTAAGTATTTTTTTTAAATTTACTCCATTATGCCAATAAGGTTGTGAAAGACTTTGAATAACAATATTTGCATTAATATCACCAACTTTTAATTTTACTGAAACGCCAGATTCTTCGCTTTCTGTAGTTGCTTCAAGCAAATTATAACTTGATTCATTTATTTCCCTTTTTAGGTTACCTGTCATATTCCCTCCGGCTGTTGGGACATAAGGTTGTCCGGATCCGGAGAAAACTTCATTTGCCGGAAAATTAACATCTGTTTCTCCGTTTACTTTTCTTTCACATCCACCGATCGTTACAGTTCTTTCTGCGCCCCATCGTTCTGTAGTAATTCCCTCTGTTCCATCAAAATTTGTGCCATTAATTTTAATACTATTCTTCAAACTCGAAGCTTTTATGTTCGATAATTTGATTGTAAGCGTCTCTCTACCATCTGTATTTCCATTCCCAATCGCATCTCCTGTTATAGATACCAAAAACGGAGTAGCAAGCTTTATGGCTTTTTCTACTGTCATTAAAGTTTTCAACATTCCGATAGTTAGTTGTAAATCTTCGGTTTTGGTGTGAAGCAAGACAGTATCGTCATCCGAAAGGCTATCCGCTTTATTTAATTCTTCTATATATACATCTGCCATTTTATCACCTACTTACTATTGCGTCCGACAAATCATCTACCAGCGCCTCTACTTTTTTCACAAGATTATCATACTCTGTTTTCTTTACATATATTTCATCACTTTTCTGTGAAGAATATACAGTTGACGTACTGGTCTGTGTATCATCGATTCCGACCTTTCCGGCTATGATTTGGTTAGCCTTGTCGATAGCTTCATTCGCTGTCTTTGACGCTTCTCTTGCGTCTTCGATAGCCTGTTGAATATTCGCCAAGTCTTGCTCAAAATCTTCTCTTGTAGCCAACGTCTTAAATGTTCCGGCCGAAAAACAGATAAATACTTTTTGGTTTTCGGGCGCTTCGTCTATAGTAACTGCAAATTCTCCGGGGAGCATCTTGTTTGCATCAAAATCTTTTAATTGCCCCCTACGCATTTGAATTGCCATATATATTCTCCTTTCTATCCAGGAATCCACTGTACAAGCGAAACTCCGGATGGCGGTTGTATTGGTTCCTGTCCTCCGCTGCTACCAGAATTTCCACCGGCAGTATAACGTAGTACATAATTCCATCCTCTCGAATAATTATAATATCTGCACACCCATATCTCTGTTCCCGTCTGATCCCCGGCTTCTGGATGTCCTCTTGTAGATGATGCTTGCACCATCTGGCCACCACCGATGTACATTGCAGTGTGATATCTAACATTTAGCAGTACATCCCCTCTTTGCATTCCAGCACCAGTGGCTCTGTTGCAGCTTGCCGTTACATCCGTGAATCCGCAAGCACGAAAAACGTTGTACATATTTCCCGTATAAGTAGCTCCATTTGATTTTACTGGGACTCCGGCTTGTTGCCATGCAGATATTACGAGTGATGAGCAATCATAGTCTGGATTGCCCCAACGATTCGATTGGCTGTAGCCATGCCTGTTGTCGTTGGCTATCCCAATAGCCCATTGAACCGCACTTTCTGTTTTTGTCATATGCTGTCTCCTTAAAATGTTGTACCGCTTGCTGTTCTGCCACCGATTAAATAACCGTTTCGATAATCCAAATAACTTCCGTCAGAAAATACCGCACGTCCAGTTTTGGCTTGTGTACCTCCGGTAATAAGTTTGTCTGTTGCAACTAAAACGGAATCTCCCCATATTGCTGTCCGTCCATTAGTGCTTACACTAACAGCGGAATAGCGATTACCGCTATGCACATACATTTCTATTCCTTCACTTCCATCACCAGCGCCTTGCACATACTTTACGGTTCCAACCAGTGTACCTTTACTTCCGTATACATCAATTTGCCCATTATTTACACGGATAGCATATTGATCTTTAGGATCGTTTGAGTAATATCCGTTTACTCCTAATGTTCCAACAACCTTGCCATCCGCATTTTCAATGGCACAATGTCCATTTGTATTGTTATAACCGCCAAGTGTCAATGTTCCAGAATGTATCCAGTCACAGTTAATACCTACAGCGGAAAGTACATTAACTACTGCATTGCCATTAGAATCCAACCCAGCGTTCCATGTCTTACCACCATCTGTAGACACTGCAAATGCATCACCAACCATTTTCCAGATAATGTTCGAATCTTCCAACCGTTCTTTGTTATGGAGATAAAATATAACCGATTTATCTTCTTTGATTTCTTCGGTCTTAAAAAATCCCATTCCCTGTGTCATTAAGGCTGTAAGGGACTGAACGGCTTCATCATATTTACTGATTTTTTTTTCGGTAATTTCCGAAGATTTTTGAATAGCTTTGGTTTCTGCGCTTACGTATTTACTACTGTTTCTCACAGAATTTTCAGCCGAGCATTTAAGTTGAGTAAATCCAAGAAAGTTAAATGTAATGTCTGTAAGAATCGTCCTGTTCGTCTTTCCGGCACGATCAATCACATAGGCAAGATCCATAAACTCTGCCAAAGGATAAGATAAATGTTCACCAGAAAAATTCATAAATGTTAATCCTACAAGCTTTGCCCCCACTGTATTTACGAGAAGATTTTTATCTTTAATAAGTGAATTTTCTATTGACAAAATGTACCCATCAGTGCCGTAAGTATATGTGTTTTCATTATCCGTTGTTTGCACGCCTGTAATCTTTATGTTTTCAACTCCGGTTGTTAACCCGATCTTCCACTGTGTTAAAAAGTGGAAATTATCAGCTAACTCAAACGTTCCATCATCGGCATTGTTTCCGCTTGTGTAGTAAGTAGTGGCATCGGAAAGAATATATCCGCTCGCCTCTTCCGCATCTACCGAATGAACACCTAATGTACGTCCGTCTCTGAGCCGGAATCCATCATGTTGCTTTGATATTAAGTGATAAGGATTTCTCTGTTTGCGTTCTACCGAACGATACATAATTCCGTAAGAATCATTCGTTAAAAGTTCTAATCCATTGTCAAAATAACCACCGTCCATGTTGGAACCGCTTGTGTACAACTCTTTGTTCCAGTCAAGATCATCGTAAAAAAATTCATTAATATCATCACCAAAACTTCCACCAGACATATCGGAATATGTCACATACTTTTCCGTGATGACATCTGTCTCAAATTGACCGCCGTCATAGTTTTGCCTTGGATCATCGAACCACCCACCGTCAAGATCGGTCATTCCATCAAAAAGTGTCATGTCGTAATCTGTAATCTGTAAATGGTTGTCTGCATTCATCCATGCATTTCCACCAGCGATCATGGATATTAATCCAACAATCTGTCTGTGAGTAGTGTTTGTCGGTGCTTCTTTTACAGTTATATCTTCTCCGTTAAAATGCACTGTGTCTAACTGTACTCCGCACGTTCTGCAAGAATCTATCAATATTTCAGACAGTTTGAGGGGGTATTTTAAATGTGTCGTGTAATCACGATCAAGCTTATATGCATCATCGTAGGCAGAAAAGCTTACGGTATCCCCATAGCTTTCCGGGTCAATTACGGTATAAGTGCCACTTTTTATAGTCAGATCACCTATATCCGTGCTAATTGACTTGTACAATGTTATCTTGGCACCAAGAAAGCTATGAACTCTATATCTGTCATCTGCGTTATACAGCTTTACTGTAATTTTTCTGGAAACAACATTGCCGAGTGGCAAACTTTGTGTACCAGCTCCATCAACAATGTTGTTGCCAGATATTAAAAATTCGGATCGGCCAAGATTTAACACTGTGCCATCCAAGAAAGTAACCCTTGCAGATGGATACCAGTCACTACGTCCGTATATAGCTTTCTTATATGCATTGCTAATGTGTATCATATTGGATTCACCCCGATTATGTTAAAGCTAAGGGATTTATACTTTTCTTCTCCCTCTTTTAATGTCCCGATATCTACACTTCCTTGTGTGACGTAAAACGGTGCTTCTCTCCATCTTCCGTAATACACGGAAAAATAATATAGTTGCACCTGCCTTTGATTTACAATCATCTGTAAAAGGCTTGCCATTTCCGATATGCTTATGTCACTTCCCTCATAAGCGTAAGATTCTACCGTGAACATCGGTTCATTGCACATAACGCCACTCATTAATCGCTCTGTTCCCTCTGTAGAGGTAGTGGCAAAGCTGAACTTGAATGTGTCTGGCTGATGAATAGTCCGACCATTAATCTTAATCACTTGCTGTGCCATTTTACCTACCTCCCGAGTTCGAATACATTCTGTCCATTGGACATCTGCATCTCTTTTGCTGTATTAATAAGCTGTTCAAGTACCGTTCTGCTGTCCAGATTTACCACAAGTTTTATCATTCCTGTACCTTTACCGCTTTCTTCACTTACGATTTTTCTTAACAGATTTTCCGGCATCTCCAAGTTGTTTCCCTTTGCCTGGTCACCAAGTACTGCTAAGAACGGATTTCCGGCCGGAATAACTGCCCCTTGTGCAAGATATGGAATTCTGGTGTAATTTGCATGGGAAAGATTAATTCCTTTACCGCCGATACCTGGAACCCAATCCGGTACTTTAATGCGATTCAGTCCGTCTACCAAACCGTTAATTGCATTAATAATCGCTCGATTCAATCCATTAAATAGGGCGATAACCATATTTACAGGTGCTTTAAAAATTGAGTAGATTAAATTAGCAGCTCCACGGAGTATGTTTAGTATTCCTTTTAGTGCCATATCTACATTCCCCGCAAATACTCCTTTTAAAAATGTGACAAAACCAGAGCATATCTGTTTAATGCTGTTAAAAATCCCTTTAAAACTGTTAAGAAAAACTTCCACTACATCTCCAAATACTCCGAATTGAGCGTGCCAGTCAGTGGCAAATACTCCTTTTATCCAGTTCATAAGATTTGACATTGTGGTTTTAAGCTGATCCCAGTGAGTAGCTATCAATATAATCGCTGCTACAGCAACTGCTATCGCAATTGGAACGATTCCAAACGTAGTTACCAATGAACTAATAGCTCCAACAAGTCCACCGCCACCTTTTAAAATGTCAATTAATGTTCCTATGTGTCCAGCAAATCCAAGAACTGCGCTTGATATAGTTGCAATTAAAGGAACTATCTTTGATGTAGCAAACGCTGTAACTAATGCTGTCCCAATGGCATCAACAATCCACTGATGTTCACCGAGGAAATTAAACAAGCCAGAAAGTACATTAATAAGCGCCGGAAGACCGCTCTCTATCAGCCATGTAAGCATCGGCAATATAATGTTTGTATACAGTCTTTCTAAGAAACTTCCAATAGCTTCTATCAGTGGTGACATGGATTCAAACAGATTCTTAATCGAATTAAGTAACGGGTAAAAGTTCAATGATCCCGCCCACTGAGCCGTATCCCACACAAGACGATTGATGATATCAAGTACCTTTTGGAAAGCATCTGCTATAGCCTGTATAATGGCCGTTCCTACGGCGTTTTTATTCCAAGCTATATCTAATTGCCTTGCGATATTCCCGACCGTTGTAAGCAGTCCCTGTGCAATCTGTAACATGGTAGACAGTATCTGTGTGCCTGTACCATTCGTCCAGACTTCCAACATACTACTGCCGACACTCTTTGCCAGTGCTCCAAGCTCCGACAATGCATACTTAGCAGCATCAATCGTGTTCTTCCCCTCACGTTCCCACGCTTCTTTAAATGGTTGGAATATCTGCCCCAGTACATCCTTGATTTTTTCGAAAATCGGCGGTGCATCTATTGGAACTTCTTCAAACATTTTGCTGATCGGTGTTCCATTTACATCGGATCCAGACGGTGTTGTGTCGGTATCCTTATTTGTTGTGTACCGATTAATTTCATCAAGCGGTGACAAGTAGTCTTTTGCTGCTTTTGTGGCTTTCTTCGTAGACTTGGCGGTCTTGTCCAGACTTGCAGCATAATTTTTTTGTACTGTCAGTGCCTTTGTGTATGTTTTATTCCCGGCAAGATAGCTGAAAAACATTCCTACATAGGTTATGGCTGTGCTGATAAGGTCAATGAATCGTGACAGTATCGGTGTGATAACTGTCAGAATCGGACTGAAAGCTGTAGCAAATGCATTTTGCAATCTGATAAGACTCCCCCACAAAGTAGATATATTTGCGTTTGTGGTTTTGGAATATTGAGCCAGATTGTTAAATCCACCAATAATCCCTTGTGTAAGAGCACTAAGAATTCGAAAAACACTGCTAAACAATACAGACATCGTAAGCATTCTTCCGATACTCATTCTTGCTGATCCGGCTGATTTACTAGCGTCTTTAAATGACCTACTCAGTTTTGAATTGGAATTTGCAGTTTTGTTATTAGCACTGTTTACTCCAAAAAGTTTTTCTTTCAAGGAAACCAAACCAGTACCGTAACTTGCAAGTTTGCTTTTAATGCCAGAATACGATGTGTTTAATCGGTTCTGCATATCAGCAAGTCTTCTTTCTGCGGTCGCAAGTCTTTCCATGTCTGCCTGTGCTTCTTTAGTGTTCACGCCAGTCGAAAAAGCTTTTCCAGACACTTCCAGATCAATAAGCTCCGACCGTGCATACTTAATCGTGTTTGCAAGCTCATCTATGTCATACTGCATTTTTTTATATGTCGAAGTGTTCTTTTTCCCTCCGTTTGCTACAAAACGTTCCTGTGATGCCGTAAGCTGATTGAGTTTTGCTTCTGCTTTTGAAATTTGGTCGGATATTTCCTTATATTCCGTGGTTGGAATGCGCTGATTTGCATAGGATGCTACCTTTTGTCGTAACGATTCTACCTTTTGCTCTTGTGCGATGTATTCGTTATTCAGTTTTGCAAAAGCATCTATCTGCTTGTTGATGGCGTTTTTCGCAGACGTCCCTAAATTATCCACCCTGTTTGCTGCTCTTCGCAATCCGGCTTCAATTTCTTGTGTGCCCGCCTTTATACCATCAGTTCTGATTTTTGTGTTAATAACAATACTTCCATCTTCTGTCATGTATTGTCCTTTCTACCGCAAATATTTGCGGTCAGCGGGTATCTCCACATGATACCCGGTTAATTATTTACGAGTCCGAATACTCTTCTTAATTCTTCTTTTTCTTCTTCGCTTCGCTCTGGTGTCACTTTAAGGTCAACAAGTTCTTTGTTGCTAGAATAGAATTCTTTTTCCCAACTATCCAATTTCTTCCCTTTCGAGACTTTTTCGCGAATGTTAGTGATAGTGCTGAACAGAGATTCTCCAATCTCCATGAAAAGTCCCATAAACGTCCACCAATGCAAGTACTCTTTCTCACGAATATCCTCATGTGCCACTTTATTAATGGCCGGAATTAGAATCTTTGCATCTTTTTTCCAATCCATAAGTTGCGGTTTTTTCTTATCTCCCTTAAATCCGCAGTCGATAAACTCTTTCGCCGTCTTTAAAGCTTCTTCCCAGTCTTCCGTTGGAAGATTATCAAAGTCTTCGTAGAATATAGCAAGAATCGTTGTGTATATCTCCAAGTTTTTTTCTTCTTCGGACATTCCGGCTACTATATCAGGATCATTAATAGCACAAAGAATATCTAACACGGCTCTGTAATCTGAGCGTATTCGATATTCTTTGCCGTTTACTTTAACAGATTTAGGAAGTTTCCAGACATCCATTAGTTGTGGTACTTGGCCACATACTTATTTACACGGCGCTGTACCTTTGTTACGTTTGTGTTCAGTTTTGTTTCAATGACTTTTGCAACACTGTCAATTACAATTTCGAGGAAAATTCTTCCATCATCCATTGGCGAAAACGGTCCGAGAACCTGGAAAAATGCTTTTTCTGCATCTCCATTAATCAGATAAGACATTTTCTCTGAAATTTCTTTTTCTGCTTTTCTGGCAGCTTCAATGCTGTCATCTTCCGGCATCTTGTAATTTTTCCAAAATCGAACGACTTCTTCGTATCTGTCAACAATGTTAGTGTCAGTCGGTGCGAACACTATACTTCCAAGAGTTTCACCAAACTGGTTTTTGATCGGAATTTTGACTCGGCCATCATTTATCTTAATAACCAGTTCGTTATCATTTTTCTTTTTTGGTAACTTGTTACTCATATTATTCCTCCTGTTAATAAGGCGTTACAGTACTTCTTTTCCTGTAGAAAGACTATGTGGAATTGTTCCGGCTGTAAATTCTGGATTGCCAGAAGCAAGCGAAGTGGCACTTACATATCCCTCTGTTCTCTTACCGTCAGAAGATACTTTAAACGGAATGTTTACGCCAGATGTATCTCCACCATAAGACTGAGGTTTTACCATAACCTCTTCGACATATGCAAGGTGGTTTTCTGCACTTGTATCTTCCACAAGGACTTCCAGCATAAGTGTTTTGCAGTCCGCTCCTTTCAATCGTTTCATTGCAATATCCCTAATCTTCGGATACAGCTTTTTGTCCGGGTTTGCATAGTATGTATCTGCATCCATAGACGGCTCATATCCATTATCTGTTGTTTTTGTCTGACCAAGAATGTTCTTCTTTGTCTCTGTATCCGGGTTCAGATCGACCGACATATCGTCAATGTCATCACCAAGGATTTCCCACGTAGCACTTGCTGCTGTCTGTTTGAAACTATAGTCCAGGTAATGCGCGAGTGCTTCTCTACTAAGATTTCCCATATTATAGTCCTTTCTACCGTTAACTTTTTACGGTCAGCGAACATCTCCAATTGATGTCCGGTTAATTAGTTCTTATGAATACATTTCTGTATTTAAGAGACATACTAATCACCCAGTCTTGCACATTGTTTTCGTAAGTTTTGTCAAGGTATGATGGTGTGATTCTTGTAATCTCTTCTATTTTTCGTTCTTCTGTAAGTGCTGGGTAAGATGAAAGCTTTTGTTTTTCGCCATCAATCACGACTGTTTGTCGTTCCAGCCATTTACCTACACTATCAAGAAATTCCTTGATATCCGCTTTCATATTCGGAGAATCACGGGATGTCCTGTACACGATATAGAATGGGTAGTTGCAAAGCTGATTCACCTTGCCTGTTACCGATTTTTTCTCCTGTGCAATCACCGCACCGGATACCGGATAGAATGCTATTCCATCATCTTCTTTCAGAGTGGAGAATTTAAACACTTCTCCGGTTTCCAATCCCGGATACTGATTCAGCAAATCTTTAAGTGCATTTGTTACAATGTCGTATCCGTCAACATCGTATTTCACTATTTTTTTACTATCCACCGCCTGCACGTTTCTTCACTCCTTTTACCCATGTATCACCAAATTCATCTTTAGCAGAATCAAACCAATGGTCTGTTGCAAAAGGATTTGGCACTTTCGAAAACTGGATATCACGGTCTGTTACCACCTTTTTCGCTTTTGGCCTCGCCCACGGCGAACCGGTTTCCTGGTCTACCATGACTTTCCCCATGTACAGAAATCTTGCGTAAGGTCCATATCCGGCGTATACTTTTCCGCTACCTTTCAAGGATTCATTCTGCGTATTGGTTGTATCAATCAGCATCCCGTCTCTTTGTGGAATATACTTTTTTGTGCCTGTCCATACCTGTTCATCTAACCAAAGTTGAGCATCTTGGAATTGCTTTTCGAATCGATCAAGGTTCACATTCACTTTAATGTCAGCTTCAACTATCGAGATGTTCGGAAAATGAAACATTCTGCTACGTGCCATTTACTTCCCCCCTATCTCAAAATGTGGGATAAGTGTGTATGTTCCGACATTGGTGATTAAGAATACATTGTCGTGATTTTTGTTCATATAATCATAAAAGCCGCCGTCTCTCCGGCTCTGATAGTCTTCGTCTGCTATCATCTTTTCGTCATGTTCGCCCTCAATGAAAAAGTCACCGCTTGCAAATGTGACGGTATGTTTAAGTGTATCGTTAATTTGTTTCGCCCATTTTTTAGGCTCAAGATACTTTTTGTCAGCTACTACTTTTTCATCGGATGTCATGCGATACAGAACATGGAGCGTTGCCGTGTCAGCCGTATCAAGTCCTGTCTTTTCGATGTTTGCGGATTTATCAACAATGAGTTGAACACCTTTAATTACGGTCGGATACCAAAATATTTCATCTTTCTGATTCGTGTATTTGTTGAATACAGTTATAGTTTTGCTATACATTGGTATCACCTCTCGTTAATAAAACTTCTTACCGCATTTTTCACACTTCCATATGTGCCTTGTTTCTTTTATCCCGTTTCCGATATCTTCCAGATACGTTCCGGCATGGATTTTCTTTTTGTGTTTGCAAAATAATCTTTTAATAATTCCCATTGTTCAAATCCCTCTATATAGCAAGTACACTCCGTTATCATCGGTAACGTTAAAAAGATAGCTGACTGCTGCTTCAAGAAGTATCCTTTTTTCTTCTTGCACATTGGTAGCTGCTACGGTATACCGATTGCTCTGGCTGTTCCCGTTAGCGTAAGATATGCTTTCGTTCCCAGAAGAAACAGAAGAGACGGTCTTATTTACGACCGTCCCATCTTCTCTCTGTATGGTTCCTATGGCATCCATAGAAGCTTTTTTAGCTTGCTCTATCTTGTACATTTCATCAGCTACTGCACATACAGCTTTTTGAACTTTTGTTTCTGCTCGCTCATTTTCTGGAAGCCCATCAACAAGGCGATCCATCGTGTAGTTGTCTACGCAGTCACTGGCTCGTTCTACATATTCACGAAATTCGCTTTCTGGAATTGTTTTTCCGAAAAATTTTTTTGTATAAAACTTATAATCTGTGTACGCCATAGTGTTTCACCTAATTTTCCTACTTTCTTGGATTCGATCTCGTCTTTGGCTTTACGTCACTGACTTCTTTATATTTTTGTGGATTGTTTTCCATCAACTGAGCACTCGTTTCATGCTCGGTTGATAAGATTCTTCCTGTTTCCAAGTCTTCAAACCGTCTCATGTTTACTCACCTTTCTTGTTTTTGAAGATAAGGTCAGGCATTACAGATTTTGTTCCGTAGTGGTAAAAGAGTTCGATGCCATATGCTTCTGAAAGAGGAATCTTCTCAGCACTGTATGGTGTGGATTTAACAGGCTGTGCGATAGCTCCATCCACCATCACGATCACGTCAACGTCTGTCGGCATGTGCACGCATGAGAATGTTTTTACGCCATGATAAGCATAGAACTCTTCGTCAGCCACGCCAACACCCGGCACTGTAACTTTGTCCAGATATGTGCGGATTTTTCCGTAGAATTTTGGTGTACAGATCATGTTCATCATAGAACGTGGTACTCCGTCCACATATTCATTCTTGGTAGTTTCGCACTGCTGAATCATGGTTTCAGCCTGTTCCTCAATAGCTGTAATACCTGTCAGATCAACTTCTGTCGCATCTGTTCCGGCAACTTTGAAGAACTCCGTGTCGAGTTCTGCGATCATTCTAAGCGCATGGTTTGCTGTTCTTTTTGCAATAAGTCCCTCTACTCCGAGAAGAGATACGTCTTTCTGTTCGACCTCTTCTACGATTTCCTTATCAACGTCAATTGGAATCGTAACCGGCTTTCCTTTTACTCCATCACCTTTAGCTGCACCTCTGGCAGTTCCGTAATTCTTAGATGTCGCATTTGCGAATCTTTTTGCTTCTACGGTTCCGGCTGACGGATCACCGGAAAGTTCTGTATTCTTCATTTTTCCAGAAATAGTGTTCTTCTGGACGTTTTCAATGACCTTCCCGTACTCTTCTGCAAGAAGCATTTTTCCGGTTGGGTCAAGTAACATGTTTAATGATGTAATTCTTGTTGTTTCTGCCATTTTTGTTCTCCTTTAATTCTTTAAGGTCAACGGCTATCTCCTATTGATAGTCGGTTCACAGTATGGTTTTACCAAACAGTTCCAGGAACAAACGGCTCTGCTTTCTGTTCACTTCCACCTTTTTCTGTAGGTGTAGTGAATACTGGCGGTGTCTTACCATCAGTAACGAAAGCGTCTTTCTGAGATTCTTTCAGTTCTTTCATGTAATCATCAAGACCAAGAATCTTTTCGCCCTCACGTTTCAGGCCTTTATCCTTAATCATGTTGATAATGCCTGTCTTGGCAAAATCAGAACTGAATTTCTCACCCGCAAGAGCCTTTGTCAGAACATCATTGAAGTCTCTTTCTTCAATCTTCTGGTTGTACTCTTTTTCACTGGCATCAAGCTTGTCTTTCCATTCTTTTTCTGCATTCTCGGCTTTTGTCTTCCACTCATCACGTTCTCTTGTGATCGCATCGAAGTCTTTTCCCTCGAACCCGTCCAAAGTCTCTTTCGCTGTTTCATACTGTGTTTTAAAGTTGTCACGTTCCTGTGTCAGAGTTTCTACTTTTCGTGTCTGCTTATCATAGTCAGATACGCTTTTGTAATTCTCTTTCACTGCATCTTCGATTGTCTTTTTCTGCTCATCTGTAATTTCAAGACCAGCATCCTTGATAATCTGAATAATATTTTTCATGTTGCATATCCTCCTCAACGTCTCTTATTAACCGCTTCGTCTGCGGTAGGGATTCAGGCAGATGAACCTCTGCCGGGGTAATCGGGATACACGGAATCGAACCGTGGACATAAGTCTTTTTTAAAAGAGATGATTGTGACTTTTGTTCTACCATTGAACTATATCCCGTTAGTGGTTGGTGTAAGTGTTCCCTCTATACAGTTCCAACCACTGTTACGGCTATTTGACGGTCAATCTGTATATTATTCCGTAACTAACTCTATACAGAAAAAGGATAGTCGGAAATGAATCCATGCACCATACTGTGCACTATCCTTTGCGGGATGAAAATTTATCATTTTATATTTTTATGAGGTAACATAAGATGACGGTTCCCTAAGTCCGCAACCTTAGGGGAAAGCCTAACGGGCGTTTGACCGCCCTTTAATCAGCATTCCGCTATTAGGCTTTATTGAAAGGAGGTGTATCAAGCAAGAAAAGAAAATGTCCTATGTGATTCACCGTATATATCGTAACATTAATATATATAGTACTCCGTACCCATGTTTTTACATTTCCGCAAGCTTCTTGATTTGCCTTTGAATCTCTTTCCGTTCTTCTGCAAAATCTGAATCCATCACCATAGAGGAAAGCATGTCGTACACTTCTACCATAAGTTTCCCGACACTTTCCATCAGTTTGTCTCTGTGCGCTTGATCTCCGTTCTGTTGATACATCTCTTTCGCCATAATGTACTGGTCGTATAGCGCATCAATGTTTTTATCGTACTTTCCGTTACTGTATTTCTTGATAAGGTTTTCCGATGCATCCGCAATCATCCCAGGTACGCTTTCACATTCCAAAGATTTCATATTACACAATGTAGATGTAATCATGTACATTGCCTGTAAGTTAGACATATTTAAGTCTTTCTTTGCAGATGCTTTCTCACGTTCAAGCTGTTCTTCCAAAATCTTTTTGATCTCGCTCATTTATTACACCTCGATTCCTTTCATTTTCTTTTTGTATTTGTCGTGAATCTCCGACTGAATTTCTGTGATGTATACCATGTCGTATCCGGTAGATATGAGGTCGTTAATCATACATTCTACAGTTTTTAATTCTTCGCTTACGTCATCAACCAGACATTCCACGAACATAGCATCAGCCACATGACCGTCTTCTCTTAGCGTGTGTGAGTACTGTTCGTACACTTCCTTTGTTTCGGATTCCCAATTGTGGTACTCAACAAATCCATCTTCTACGGCTTTCTGCTTTGTGCTTTTCCCAACGCTTAACCGTTTGGCCGTTCTCCACGCATCCGGGATAACATTCACTTTTCCATCAAATACATCATCAATAAGCTGATTGTGATGGTTTATAAAATATCGGCACACTTTCCTACGTTCCAAGCTTTCCGAAATGTGCTGGTACTCATGCATCCGCTTAAAGCCTTTTAAGCCAAGAAAATCGAAGTAGTCCGCAAACTGTCCGTGCATCATGACCGCTCCGATAAACCGTTCATTGATTTCGGCAAAGATTTCTTTCGGAGTTTTGACATCTAGGTTGCTTTTAAAATCAATCATAGAAACTCACCCCTTTTCTATGAGAGCTTTTTAATGATGATATTCGCATCCTTAACCAATGTGTCAACTGTGCCAACGTTGCCAACCGATATAGTGACGCTACTTCCGGCCGGAACTGCAATCAATGTAGTTGCCCCGACATTCTGATACACATTTGCCGTTGCTACTGTATAATCCATTTCCGTACCAGAAACCGGTTCCCCGTTCTGTTTGATAGCTAACGCTACTGCGCCTGTTGCGGATGCCGTAACGTTTCCGTTAAACCCGACTTCGACCGCCATCGGCAGATTTCCACGGTTTGTGATTTCAAAAAGTCCACTGCCGTTGTCATGTGCAAGCCACCCTGTGTTACAAGCACATCTACGGCTTTTCACTCTTGTTTCCGTAAATAACACATTCTGATTTGCTGCTACTGTCTGAGCGTTTTTAGCAATAGAATTTAACATATTTTTTTCTCCTTTCTAAAAAAAGAGAGCAAGCGCATGCCTACTCTCTTTGATGTTCGCAAGACTACTTTTTCGTAGATATGGATTCTTCCAACATGCTTATGATTTTGTTTTGGTTTTCAATTATTTTCAAAAAATACTTACTGTCTTGTTCGTGCAAGTGTTTTTCGATGTCAGAATTACTTGCCTGTGATAGATTACTGTTAAAATTCGCTATCTGTAAAGCAACTCCGTACACCGTCAGAAAGTCAAGTAGTGATATATCGTTCACTTACATCACATTCCCACTTGCACAGCAACCATTACCAAATGCGTTATATGCAAAGTATGGACTGCAAGACATATAAGCCGGTTTTGGTGTCGGTCTCACTGCATCAATAATGTTATTGGTCTGTGATACCTGTGAAATCTGCCAGTATGCTGTCTGCAAATCTCTGTCACGATCAGCAAGCTTGTCTCTCAAGTTCTGAATCGTGTTATCCTGGATTAACTGGCGTGTAGCCTGTCCATCTGCTAAGATGCTTTCTTTAATGTCACAGCAACACTGTGCCATCTGTGCCTGCATGTTCTGTGCCTGTAATGCTGCATCATATCTACTCTGTAAGATCTCTTTCTGTGTGTCGCAGCAACACTGAGACTGCTGAGCCTGTAAGTTCTGCAAGCCGAGCTGTGTGGTATAGCGGTTCTCTAATACGTCTCTCTGTGTCTCGCAAGCTGTGTTGGACACATTCTGATTTGTATTAAAGATATCTCTTTTCACAAATTCGTCAGAGATAAAAGCGTCCTGTGCTCCGTTGTTGTTTCCCCATCCGTTACCGCAAAACAGGAAAGCAAGAATGATGATCCAGAACCATCCACCGTCACCCCACATGTTTCCATCGTTGTTTCTTGTGACTGCTGCTACATCGGCAGCACTAAGTGTGTTTAATCCCTCGTTCATGTTGGTTCTCCTTTTCTTTTATTTATCAAGACGTGTGCACTCCGTCCGGATATCACTTTATTTTATTAATAATGTCGTTTGGGTTCATGCCATTTTGCTGGCACATCTCCATAAATACATCTTTCGGGTTTCTTCCTTGGCACATATCCATAGCCTTTTTGATGTTCGGGTTGCTCTGCGCCATATTCTGCAACATTGCTCCGGGATTCTGTGAATTTTGCATCATCCCCATCATTCTTTGAATCATTCCGAATGGACCGTTGCCACCCGGCATACCGCCCATCATTCCCATTAACGGATTACTCATGTGTCAGCTCCCCTTTCTGTTCTTCAGGTTGAGGTTTCAATGTATCCAGTAATTTGTTGAATTCTTCTCTTGTTACGTACTTAGCGTCCATATTTTCCACTACGGGTTGTGGATTGTTCGCCTGTACCTCATGAAATTCAAAAGCTTTAAACGTAACACTTCCCACACCGTCAACAGATTTAACATAAAAGTATGGTGCATTGTTATCCATCATCCAAGCCGTTGTTCCCGGCTGTACAATCTGATTCCTTGCCCCGTCAATTCCGGTTACCTGTATCCAGTTTACATTCGGCTGTGGCTGTGCCTTGTATTGCTGTTGAGCCTGTGATAAGTTGTCTATCCGTTGTCGTAATGCCATCTGGTCTTGCATATAAGCATCCTGTGGCATGTACGATGTATATGGCATATATGGATTCATACTCATACCTCCTGTAAATTAGTATTTGTTGTTCTCTATGCTTTCATTTTACGCATAAAAAAGAGACCTTAACAGTTCGTTAAAGTCTCTAAAAAGTATCACTTATTATTTTTCGTTCTTTCCAAGAACATTTCTTTCAATGCGATCTTCTGTTCTACGATTCATCCACATAAGAGCTTCCTCAATATGAGTAAGTGCACAAGCATTTTCTCTTGACGAAAACGGTCCTGCCTGAAAAGCCTTTAAGCGATCGCGGACAATTTCCAGTAAATCTGTGTCGATTACACCGTGAAGCGAATCTTTTTCTTTTCGTGGTCCGCACTGCATCTGCAATGTAAGAAGCAGATTCTCTGGTTCCGCTCTTAACGATGTGTCATCATCTTCAAGCGTTGCTGTTCCAGCCTTGTACACACAATATAAGTGGTTAGCACCACCTGGACCGATTTCATCTACGGCAAATACATCATTTAATTTTTCTCTTTTCTGGATTGTTGATAATTTTTTCATGTTTTTATTCCTCCACTAACTCAAATCTATACTTCTGCTTCACATCCGGGTATTTCTTCCTGTCTACTTTGCTAACAAACATTCCGTAAGGTCTGCACCACACACCATTAGAACATTCGTAAACTACCTTGAACTGTCCCGGCATTTCGCTATCCTGTGCAATATACAGGACTTTTACTGTCTCGCCCTTGAAGTGCCTGTACACCTGTCCGGGTTCAACTTTTCTATTGCTCACTGTCGGCGGTTCATTGTTGAAATACTTCTCACATTCTGCCAAATCACAGTTCTCTTTCATGATCGGATGTTTTTCATCCAACTTCTTAATCTCTGCTTTTTGTACGTGAATGTGCTGTCCTACAAGCGGAAATCCACAGCCATAAAGCATTTTCGCCTTAATGTGGTGTGGTTCAAGTCTTCCTGTCGGGTCTATGAGATATCCACTTATTTTAAAAATCTTAGGTATCATATAATCACCTCTCCAATCTTATGATCGTGTGAAATTCTTTTTCAGATAAGGCACTTTCAGTCACGAGCCAAAGGCTATCGTCAGCAATATTCCTAGAAACATATACTTTGAATAAAAGTCCAGAAACAATAACATTTTGGCATTTATTTGTCATTGACAAACCATCAAGACTTTTTTTAGGGATAGCAAACGACAGCGTATATGTACTTTCTGCCCCGGTTAAGAGTTTTTTATAGTCCATGTGCTCAGAAATAATTGTTTCCCCAGTAGAATAAAATTTTATATTCCAACCAATACGGTTTTTGAGATCAATCATTGCATCTGCCGTCATGTTCGGCGTTTCATCGACTACCGTTTCCTCTGCCGGATACATTTCCCAATCTTCCGCAAGCATATCTTCTTGTGTTGGTGTCCAGTTTGGCTGAAAGATTCCTTTTCGTGTGTAACTCATAATGCAGTCCGAAAAACATTCTTCTTCTGGTAGAATTGCAAGAAACGTATTCGTTGTTAAACCTTTGTTTTTTCCAATAAAAATAAACTGTTTTCTCCCATTAAAAAAGTTTTCTTTCCATACATTGCGTGTAACTTTCTTTCCTTTTTTCATGCATTTTATGGCTTCTCCGAAGTTCATGCCTATACCACCCTTTCGATCTTATCATTTACTCTTCTACTCAATCTCTTGACCGTAGACACACTCACATTCATTTCTTCCGCACAGTCCTCTAAAGGCATAGCTTTAGCACGTAGCCGGAACAGTTTTAATTCATCCGATGTAAAGTTGCATTCTAATTCAAAATAGTCAAGTTCTGGTCGTGTAAAAGAGTATATTTTCATAATTCCTTTGGTTTCTTGTCCGTCATAGCATTTACAAGCTCTTCCCGAGTTTTTTTTAAACCCTCAATGTTATTCCCTGTGATTTTGTTTTCGATTAAATTAAACATACTTCTCATTAATAGATTCATATCATCCCTCGTATTCCTTATGTTCTTATAATCGTTATCAAGTTTCTGATTAATCCCTGTGATAGATGTTTCAATATTCGTTATTCGCTTTTCAATCTGCTCTATACGGTTGTCCTGTTTTTCTTTTGGTGCTTTCCATGATTTGTACCACCCGGAAAGCACCGCAACAGCACCACCGATAACAGATATAGCACCGCATATAGCAAGTATCTGTGTTATTAGTTCCATATTCACTTTTCCTTTGATTTTATATATCTCTGTGCTGCTTTTGCCGACTTCACAGCTTGTGACCTATCCCACTGTGCTACCCGTAGCCGTTCCGAATATTCTTTAAGGTCATTTTCTTTACAGAACTCACGGTATTGCTTATTCTGCCGTCTGAGTACCGCTGACTTGCGGTCATACATCTGTTGCAACTCGAATTTAAGCTTATCATCTCCGCTTGCATCTATAGCAGTCTGCAAATTCTGAATCTCTCTCTTGCTGTTGCGAATGCGTCTTTCCATAAGCCGTTGCTTTTTCGCACGCTCTTCCGCTTTGATATTTTCTTCACTCGACAGGTTGATATCTGCATACGGATTGTTTTCACCGTCACCGGATCCGAAAGAGTGTCGACAGTTCACGCCGCACAGCCCCGTCACCGTTCCGTAGCCTGTTGCTGTTCGGAAGTCCGGGAACCTCTTGTCTTTACCTGTCCGAGAATAGAATTTTCCTTGCCACCAAAAGTGGTTCGTTGGATTGTTACCGCCATCACCAATTCGTGCGCCCACATGTGCAGATACTAGGATGGTGTCCCATTCCAATTCTTCCATTCGTTTTAGTGCGATTGCTCCGGCGCACTGGCTTATCCCTGTGCGGACAGTCATCATTGTGGCTGATTCTATGCTCATTTCTCTACCGGACGGATACGATACTTTAACACCTTGCTTTATCATCCTGTCAACAGCATTTCTGACGGCTTGTGTGTATGATACAGCACCGCTTGATGCCATGCGGTAAGCGGTGTCGACCTCTTTCAAAAACAACTTCTGTGCTTCATCTGCCGTTGTTCGTGTAAGGTTTCTCCATTCTCCACACGTAGCGTTATAATCTCTTTCCAGTATTCTGAGCAATGCAGGAGATTGCAATAAGGGCGTAGGTGATAGTCCTACCGCCCTATATATCGCATCGTCTCTCTCGATAGCTTTTATACCGGCTTCTTCAAATGCACTTTTCAGCTCGTTCTCTTGCTTCTTCGTTTTGTCAGCAATCTCTTTTTGTATGTCTTCCAGTAAGTATCCAGATTCTTGTAACACCTGTATCTGCCATCTGTCCGTAGCTGTAAGTAGATAATTTTCTCCACGGCCTATACGCACCATTATGCGCTCAACGATCATGTCCATGATGTTCTTGTGCATATCCGATGTTATCTTTTCCGCACCCTCAGTCACATGAAAGAGATATTCCGGCGTAAGCATTATTTGTCCTTTCTGTTTGAAATCTTCATTGCCAGAAGTAGAAAGACGCAGATTACAATAATATTAATCGTACTTGTTGCCATACTTATTCGTCCTTTCCAATCTGCTTAATAATCTGATTAACGTATGTACTAAGTCCGGCTACCATGATACCTTGTACTACAGACGTGAACAGTGCCATAAAAACATTTTTCATGCTGTCCAAATCGCAAGTTGCCGTTACATACATTCCGCAAATAATAATTCCAATACCTCCGAGAGAAAGTGGAATGTCTTTATCCTTAATCCTATGTGAGCCTTTCATCCATTTTCCAAGAAAATACAAGGCAAAAGAAACCACCATTAACTCCGGCTTTACATAACTAATAATCTGTTCCATTTTTTAGTCCTCCTTTACAGACATTATCATTTATCTTTCGGATTGGCGTGTCCCCTTATACCTCTTCCCATCCATACACACCCGGTTCCCAGACATTCCCGTCTGCCGTGCTAATCCATGTCTTGCCATTGTGTGTTACCTTGTCTCCTTTGGCGTAAGGGTTGGTGCTGTCTGGCTGTTCCCACTCCGGGATAACATTTTCATCCGGTATAAGCGCCTTGGCAAACAGAGACGGTGCATCCGGTGGCGTCCATGTATCTTGGCTTGTATGGGCTTGTAATACCTTGTATATAGTACCATTGTATTCCAACCGCTTGTCAGCTACATATTCCTTGCCAGACTGCCATTTCTCCACAAAGTCTGGATATTCAAGAATCTGTTCATCGGTCATGTTGGCTGTCTGGTTTTCCAACAGTTTCCGCAACTGTTCTGCTTGTTCCCTCGTCACTGTACCACCCCCATAATTATATTAAGTGCTTCATCTGCGCTCAGCTCCGGCTCTGGATAGACTGGATCGTCTACCAGCGTCCACGTCTGAACTATCTTGTCTCCCTCTTCCCATCCAGATTCGTAGTGCTGTCCGCTTGGTGCATCTGTCGGCATATCTGTGTACACCACAGGCTTGTAGCCCAACTCTTCCAGTTCTTCCGGGAGCGGATTGTTGATTGTCTTGCCATCAAGTGTTATCGTCTTCGGCGCACTGTGCAAGAATCCATTACTTAGTTTTGCGTGCATTTAATCACCTCGCTTTCTTTATTTTTATGTAATCACCATCAAAACAGGCAACACCAATGTCACCATGAGAAAACTTATTATTATAACCACATCCGACATACAGTGTCCCGTCTGATGGAATAACAATCTCAATGCTTCCAGATTCTGCAATCTGATTTGGAACATAGGTCAAGTACGCTCCACCACATCTACGCATATCATAGATGTATTTATTCTGTGTTCTAACATTGCTCCATTCGATATAATACTTTTCTCCTTGCTTCACGTCGAATACGATAGCCGGGCACCGCTTGCCGTACCACCCTCCACTATTAGTGAAGTGCTATAATAAAGTTGTAACAGAAGTGGCTAATAAGATATAATCATCTTACAGAGAAAAGAGGAAGTATTATGTCACAAAGTTACACACCTGAATTTAAAAAGAAAATCGTTCGCCTTCATATCGAAGAGGGACGTACTTACAAAAGCATCACTGCAGAGTATGGTGTATCAAAAGCCAGTATCTCCAAATGGTGTGCTGAATTTAGCGAAGAATGCCATACAAAAGCCCAGCAGAATCCAGATGCTCCTAATGATCTGGAACTTATGAAAGAAAACCTCCGTCTCCGTAAGGAATTGGAAGAAGCAAAAAAGGAGAATCTCTTCTTAAAAAAAGCAGCGGCATTCTTCGCAAAGGAAATCGATTAGAGGCTTATCGATTTATTGACCAATATCATGAGACATTCGGTATCCGCTGGCTGCTTAGACGGCTGAAAATTTATCCGAACGCTTACTATAACTACCGGAAACACCGGAAGGCGGATTATCACGCCCATAAAGCAGAAGTCCAGGCACAGATTCATGAAATCTATCATGAACACAATGGTGTCGATGGTTACAGGAGCATGACAGTCTATCTGGCACGTAAGGGATATCACTACAGCCCTGCAACCATACATAAGTACATGAATGCGGAGTTGGGACTGAGATCCATCGTTCGTCCCCAAAAAACAGATTATGAACAGGGAAAACCACACAAGGTGTTTGAAAACAAACTTCAGCAGAATTTTATGTCGGATAAAATCAATCAAAAATGGTGCACAGATTTCACATACTTATTTTTGAAGAACCATGATGTGAGATACAATTGCAGTATTATTGATCTTCATGATAGAAGTGTCATTGCCAGCATAACGGATCGGCACATCACCAGTGATCTTGCCATCCGCACTCTACAGAAAGCATTGGATTCTCAGCCAGCTATCAAAGGAGAATTGATCCTGCATTCCGATCAGGGCTCACAGTATACATCTAAGGCATTTACTGATTTTTGCAAGTCAGTGAATGTGACGCAGAGTATGAGCAAAGCAGGTTATCCCTATGACAATGCACCGATGGAGCGTTACTTCAATACACTGAAGAATGAATGCACAAATCTGTATGAGTTCAAAACAGAGGAAGAACTCTACCAAGCAGTGGAGGAATTTTCCTATGTCCACTACAATCATGTACGCCCGCATAGCTCCAACGGTTATCGTACGCCATATCAGGCACGAATCGCAGGATAAAAAAGGGCTGCCCGAGCAGATTGCTTGATTACTCAAAATCGGAACGGTTAGCTTTTGTCAAGGGCAAAGCTGCGACAGCGGTGTGAAACACCCTTGATGAAATCTGACAGTTCCGATAGATTCCAAACTGCAATCCACCGATTTTATTAGCCATAAGTGTTACAAAAATGCTTGACCACAACATAGTTAAGTAAGCTTCATAGAGCCATTCGCTTGTTTCTTCTTGTGTATTAAGCAACCTACGCCTTAAGCTGTGCTGTCTGTCTGTCTGTCTGTCTGTCTGTCTGTCTGTCTGTCTGTCTGTCTGTCTG